ATTCCTAATAGTAAAATATGGGGTCTACTATAGAGAGTAATAAAGAAGAAAGGAGAATAGTTTTTAGATGTCAGTTTAGATAAAGAATTTTCAGATGATACCAATACTAAGCATAATTAATTGGTGCAGAAAGAATTTCAAAGTAGTCGCAGTAGGTTTAATCAGTTTACTTATTGCGACTATTTTTGTTTAGCACAATTAGTTATAGAAAAAAGATACAGAGATAAATAGAATAACTTCTAATGTTAGAACTTACTAGGATATAGTATCTAATAATTAGAATAATAACAGAACACTATAGCTTACTATAGAAGAATTAAACCATAGTAATGATAGTTTATTATTATAGTTGAAATAGACTCAGAAAGAGCTTAAAATCAAAGACAAGAATCTAACCGATGCTAGTGTAATCAATACAGAGATTAAAGATTCTGTTAAGACAGTAATCAAGAAAGAAGCTATAGATTTTAAAGAAGAACTAAAGCTTAATCCATTAACAACTATCATAGTTGAAAGAAAGGACTCAATCCTAACAGCCAAAATAGATTTAAAAAATCAATAGACTATTCTTATATACAAGAAGAAAGAGTATAAGAATTTCTATAAAAATGGCTGGGTTAGATTCTGGCACTTTGATTGGAAAAAAATAGAAACAAAGGAATATCAAATAGTTAATACCAATCCACTTATCAAAGTAACAGGTACACGAATAGTAGAGGTACCTAAGTAATAATATATTCAATAATTATTAATCAATAATAATATGCATAGAATATTTCGTGTAAAAGCTTATGAGATGGAACACGGTCCACATTTTAATGAGGAACACGCTCGTAAAGCTGTAATGAAAATGGAAAATGAGGATGGTACTCGTGGACCACATTGGTCTTTAGAGGAAACTTCTGCTTTAGCTAGTCAGTACGGAATATCACTCAGTGGTAAATTTAATCGTTATGATTGGTTTGTAGCATTGAATATGGTTTACTCTGACTATTACAAAGTATTGTTAAACATTACTGGTTCTAACAATATTAAACATTATATAGAATTTGCAAAGGCTTGGCTTAATGACAAAGACATTGACGAAGGTAAAATGTGGTACTATTACCAGTATGTAATGTGTGATAAGATTAGAGAAGCTGAAATGGAATGCTATGAAGAAGAACTTGAAAAACATGAAGAAGATGAAGAAACTTACGGAATGTTTAGACGCGGTTCTAGAGGTAGAAGTAGAGGAGGTATGCGTATGTATAGATCTTATCCTCTAAGACGTAATGAAGATCTAGAAGAATACGATAAATTTGAACGCGAAAGCGAAAGAGAATACAATCCTTATGATGAATATAGTCGTAGTGGTAGATCTACTCGCTATATCAGATATTAATAAAAATCAATTTTAAAATAAATCAATTATGTTAGAAGATAGAATTATTGTGCAAGATCGTGGTATTGATGCTGGTCTTGCTGCTTTAATGCAAAATGCTAATAAAGGTAGTATGGATCCTGCTGCTTTGCTTGCCATGATGAACAATAACGGTATGGGCGGTAATGGCGGCTGGTGGTGGATCTGGATCATATTGCTATTCTTCTGTTGGGGTGGTAATGGATTTGGATTTGGTGGTCGTAATGCAGGTGCTCTGGCTTCTGAATTAAACACTGACGCTAATACCAATCTGTTAATGCAGGCTATCAATGGTAATAAAGATGCTATTAGTACACTTTCAACTACTTTGAACTGTGATATTAATTCTGTTCAGACTGCCTTGAATACTATCAATACAGGAGTAAGTCAGATAGCTTGTGATACTAAACTTGCAAGTTGTGAAGTAATTAATGCTATTACTTCTGGTAATGCTTCATTAGCTTCTCAGTTAGCTAGCTGTTGCTGTGATGTTAGATCCTCTATAGCTGATGTAAATAATAATATCACTAAGATGGGTTATGAAAGTCAATTATCTATGTGTAACTAGACTAATACATTACAGAGTGCTATTACTTCTGGATTTAATAGTTTGTTATCTGACAATACTACTAAATTTAATATTCTTGGTTCTAAGATTGATGCACAAACATAGATTATCAATGATAAGTTCTGTCAACTTGAAATGCGTGAAATGCAGAACAAGATTGACGCTCTTCGTCAGGAAAATAATCAGTTAGCTTTGTCAGCTTCTCAGTAGGCTCAGACAGCTAACATTGTAAGTCAATTGAAGAGTCCGTGTCCTGTACCAGCTTATTTTGTACCTAATCCGAACTGCTGCCCGTTCGATTACTACAGATACTTGCTGAACAGAGATAACACTACTACTGCTCCGGCAGCTTAATAATAATCAAGGGCCCAATAAAGGGCCCTTAAAAATACTATACTTATGTTATTTAATCAATTAAATATAGGGGATAAAGTATATATAATAGAAGTAATAGGTACTTTTAAGAAAACAACCGAATATAACGAAGGTTAGGTTACTCAAGTAAGTAATGTATATGAAGAACCTTTACCGCCTGGTTAGTTTCCTATGCCTAATCAATAGCGTAAAAAATTAGTAGATATAACTATCCAATGTAATGGGGAATCGAAGAAATTCACTATACCTGAGAATAAGTCTACTATAACTGATAGTACATTGGGTTTAACTATATCTACAAATAAGTAGGAAATAATAAATATAGTACGTAGCTAGTACGATACTTATAAACAAAGAAAAGAAGCCATAGCTAAGTGTGATGAGGAAATGGCTAAATGTCAGCAACTATTAGATAAACTTGAAATCCATAACGAGCCTACTAATGAGAATTCAAAGATAGTAGAGCTTCAAAATGAAATAAACGAATTAAAAAATATCATAAGGAAGGCCAATTAGATGGTTCCACCACCTATGAAAGATATGTTACCTTAGGATATGAAAGATGCAATGAATAAGGTTGATCAATAAGATCAACCTTTTTTTTATTTTAAGGCTGTGTAAGAAGAGCTATTAGTTCCCTAAAGGGATTGTAAGGGAAGATATATAAAATGCTGCTACAAGCCTTAAAATGCGTTTTATTCTGTATTAACGTTAATATTTAATAAAAATGAGTCTTAATAATATTATTGATAATATTTTATAGATTGTTCGTAATAACAATATAGCAGAATCAGAACATATTTCAAGACATTAGATTGAATTATGGATTGTATATTACAGAGCAATGCTTATAAAGTAGGCTATTGATAAGGGTTATGATGTTGATGAAGCGTATGTCTCTACATTAGAACCCATTCATTTAGACAGAGTACAGATTGTTCCTGGTAAATTTGTATTCGTTGGAGAAAAAGAACTACCTACTTTAATCAACTTTAGATATAAACCAGGAGTAATAGCTGTACGTGATATGTTTGGTAACCTAATATAGTTAGGTAGCTATACTAAAGCTAAATTACAAAAATATAGAAAAGCTACATGTAAAGACTATATCGCTTGGGTTAAGAATAACAAAATATACGTTGAAGGAGATTCTAACCAATTAGAATATATAAGTATAGATGTTATACTTTAGGATCCTACTAAGGATATACCGTGTTATAATCCAGATGATGAATATCCTATACCAGCAGCTATGATACCTACTATTGTGTAGATGATATTGGAGAAAGAATTGAGAGTTATGGTAGCTTCTCCTAGTGACGTTACTAATGACTCTAAAGATGATACTCAGAATAGATATAGTAACAAATGAGAGAAAGAGTAAAATATAACAGAAAAAGCTATACTATTGCTGATTTTTATATTAATTATAAATAGCAAATTGATGCTAATACCTAGTATGATGTTAATTTAAAGACATATAAAGCAATAGTAACAGATTATTTTAAGTACATTAGAGATGAAATAATGTAGAACTGCAAAGAATTTAAATTACCTTGCAGGCTAGGTACTTTATAGATAATAAAGCATCAACCAAAAGAATTCTCAGGTAAGAGTTTGAGATGGGATTGGAAAGCTACTAAGGAAACAGGTAAACCTGTATATTTACTAAATGATCATAGTGGCTATTTTAAGTACAGATTTTATTGGTGTAAGAAGAATTGTCTGTTAACTAACAAGAGTAAATATCAATTTATAGCTTCAAGGGAAAATAAGCGCACGCTAGCTTCTATAATTTTCGCGAAGCTCAAAGATTATAGAGAATTATGATAAACAATAGAATGATTAGCTCCAAGACAGTTCTAGCAAAGGTTATTTCTGATCTAGATTTAAAGGAAGAGGAAATCAAGATATCAGATATTTCTGAATGGATCTGTGAAGGTTTACTTAAGATTGGAGCTATACAATAGTATGAACATAAGGTAACCATATTACCCGTTAAATGCCATTAGGCTTCCTTACCATGTGATCTATATAAGTTAGGTTAGGTAGCATTTTCATTTTGTAATAATGGTGGTTGGTTACCTATGAGAAAAGCTACATCTAGCTTTGGAGTATACCATGACAAATGTGTAGATAAGCCGTGTATGCTTATACCAGATGCAGGTCTAATACCTTTAGTAAAGAACTTATTTAATTTAGTATCTGATAGAGAAGCTTTAGATAAGCTTAACTCGGATTCTAATATTCGTGATACTTTAAGTGCTTTAGTAAATCAGTATACAGTGGCTAGTCCATCTAACAGATATGTAAATGGTAAATTTGCTCATACCGATGGTACAATGTACAGCGCAGATTTATAGTATATGACAAAACCAGGTTATATTATGACTAATATACCTACCGGTTTTGTCAAAATAGAATATTATGCTATATTTACTGATGAAGAAGGCATGCCTATGATACCAGATATGGAATCCTATAAAGAAGCATTATTGTGGTACGTTACATTAAAATTAATGTATCCGAGAAAGCTAAAGGGACAAATATCTTAGTAGGATTACTTAGAAATGAAGACTAGCTGGAACTACTATAGAAAGTAGGCTTATGCTGAAGCTATGTTACCTGGAGTAGATGAACTGGAAAGTATTAAAAATACCTATCATAAGCTTTATCCAGAATTTAATGATCATGATACTTTCTTTAGTACTACTGGTGAAGAACAAATACTTTATAATTAGAATAGATTATGATTAGTAATACAGCTCAAATAAATACATTTTATGGTGGAATGAACACTGATAGTGCCGCCAGTATGTTACCAAGTAATCAATATAGATTTGGTTAGGATGTTCGTATCATTACTGATGATTCTAGTACTAGTGGTGTTCTTTAGAGTGTAGAGGGTGCTAAAAAGTATAATTATGGCATCAAGAGTACTGAAGAAATAATAGGTACTGCAACTATTAATGATATTGCTGTAGTAGTTACTAAGTTAGTGGATGGCTATAATAAGATATATCGTATAGAAAATTTTGATTCTCCCAATTTAGTTAGTACAGTTGTATTATAGGGAAAATTAAGGTTATGTGAGGAAGCTAATTCAAATCAATTGAGTATAGTATTAAATTATGAAACACAATCAAATATTAAAGCTTACTTTACAGATGGCAATTCATCTATTAAGGTAATTAATATTATGAGTGATAAGTATGTAAAATATCCTAATGAAGATAATCCATTAGTAGATTCTGATGGTAACATACTTAATCCTGATAGCATTGATATAATACCTAATGCAGTGTTACCTCCATTTGAAATTACAGAAATAGTATCTGGTAACTTTCAAGCTGGCATGGTATAGTATTGTTATAGACTATATAATCCTCATTCTCAACAGACATCTATATCTAGTTTGAGTAATTGTGTGCATCTAGATGCTTCTAGTATTAGTGCTAACTTAGTAGATCATTATGGATCATAGAAAGATTCCTATACTGGTAAAGGATGTACTAAATAGGCTCCATTAGATACTAAAGATTTTAATAGGTGTACTATTATTCGTATCTTCTATAAAGATAACAATTCTACTCCTACTTATTCTATAGCAGATGATATAGAAATAGATACAGACAAGAATGTAATAAGTTATACAGATACAGGCAGTAATTAGCTTAGTGTTATGACTCAAGAAGAATTTAACGCCTTTACTAGTTATGCTTTTATTTGTAACAGTATTACTTCTGTATAGAACAGATTATTTGCTTCTAATATTACAGAAACCTCTTGGGTTCCTATGATAGAAGATAACGGTAAGTTAGTAGAATATGATGCTAGAGCATATAGAGCAAATAAGGATGGTAACGTTAGATTAGAAACTTCAGATCCAAATGATTATATGTACTTTGGAATTGAAGACTATGATACAATGCGTAAAGTTCCAGCGCATCACGATTGTATTAACCCTTATAATGCTAAGAGAGACATTAGTGGGCAGTTAACTATATTACCATATGTTTACGGTAAGGATGACAAACTAGGAGGTAACGGTCTTAATATAGAGTATAGTTTCGTATATACTGAATTAAAGGAAGACTTTATTTCTATTTTAAATGGTGGGTTAAGAAACAATGTAGGTATTAGTAATAGTTCGGAAACTGTAGAAAGTATGAACTTATATCATGTAGATCCAACAGATATATTTTTTAACAAATAGGAACTAGCTACTACTAAGAAAATAAAGACTGCCACAAGATAGAAGAATTATGCTGATCCAGTAATATCTGCTTTATATAGAAGTTAGCAACGAGACGAAGTATATAGATTTGGTATAGTATTCTACAATATTTAATCTATAGCATCACCAACATTATGGATAGGGGATATAAGATTTCCTAACATGGATACTTTTCCAGCATTTAATTAGGATATAGGCAATAATGTATTTTAGTCTATGCCTATAGGAGTTAGATTTACAGTAAAAAACTTCCCTATAGATGCTGTATCATATGAAATAGTTAGATGTGATCGTACTGAACAAGATAGAACGATTGTATCACAAGGAGTAATTACTTCACTACATAATTATAAGATAGTAGAAGATAGAGATAATGGTGAAGTTGGTAGAGGTACATCTAAAGATACGAATGAATACAGACCAATGCCATTTTTGATGAACAAGCGTAGGCAAATGGTAATGGATCTTATCGGGTCTGTATTTAAAAGAACTAGTACTATAGATACTAACGACATAGCATCTGGGTATTGGAGATTTATATCTCCTGAGGTTTGTTTTAATGGAGAGAAAGCGGAAGAAGTATTCAAAGATAACGTGTATATTAAATAGGAAAGTCTTATTCATTCTTACTTTAGTACAGCAGAAGTAGATACAACCACTGGAGTAAATGTATAGAATTGGGTAGGAATGAATAATAGAAGTGTATATCCACCTAATAATACAGTTGTAAATTCATCTGAATATAGAAAATGGACTAAGGTAGTCAATAAAGATGACAGCCAATCTGAAAATGCAGCTCAAGTATTTAAAATTCATAAAGATGATTTCTGTGGGGCTTACATACAAAAATTCTATTCTAAAGGATCTTCTATCTATAATTCAGCAGAATAGACTATTATAGATGCTAAACTTGCAAAAAATATACCTTATAATGTAACTAATAACGGTGGTGTAGCTCCTTATAAGATAAATATAGGTGACATTGCTTATACTAATTAGGCAACTAGTGAATTTTATAAAGCTGGAGATAGTGATAATGTTGTTACCTATGGTCCAGCTGGACCATGTATGATACTACAATCTTCTGAGTAGGATAAGCAAAGCATAGAAGGAGTTTCTGCTTACAGAGACTCTAATATGATGAATAATTGCGTTGTAACTGTAGTTAATGTTAAAAAAGCAATTATACCTTACAGTGGTAATACTTATTCATCTAGAACTAGTAATACTTATATACCTGTTGGAGCTTATGGTAATAAAGCTAATAATACAGTATATGCATTTGGTGGTGATACTTACTTAGGGATACTAGACTATCCGTGCCAGATGATATTTCAAAGGAATGATGTAAATGAATGGAATGAAAACAAGAGATACTTTGGAGCTTACATTCCTTTAGAAAGCACTATAAACCTAAAGTTATCTATGGGTGAAATGACTAATAGAACATACAATGCAGGTACAGGTGCAGTGGATGCTTTTATGCAATTAGAACCTACTCAAATGTAGCAATATCATTCCCAAAGTAAACCATATTATTTGTATAATGATGTTTATTCAGTAACACCAGATGCTAAATTATTCAGTACTAGAGGTCTATACGATGAAGCTAATGTAAAATCAGCCAATAGAGTGTATGTATCACAGGCTAAAACTATCAATGAAAATATAGACAATTGGTCTGTATTTAAACCAGCTGATTTCATAGATGTAGATTATCAGTATGGAGAAATAACTAACATACGAGGTATATTTAATAGATTATACTTTTGGTAGAATAATGCTTTTGGAGTATTATCTGTAAATGAAAGATCATTGATACAAGATAATAATGTAGGTTAGTTAGTATTAGGTACTGGTGGTGTATTAGATAGATACGATTACTTAAGTACTTTAAATGGTACTAAGGTTATTAATGATAGAAGTATAGTAAACTCTAGTAATAGCATTTATTGGTATGACTAGGATAAGAATGAAATATGTAAATCTACAGGAGGAGGAATAAGTATAATAACAAAAGACTGTAACGTACAATCATATATGAACACAATGTATAGTCAGAAAACTAAAGGAGCTAATTCATTGTATGATAAGAAATATGATGAAGTATGGTTTAGATTATATAATAAGTCTTTGATATATAATGAGAAGCTAAATGTATTTACATCTTTATATACATTTGATCCAGATTTTACGTTACCTCTCAGAGATAAGGTTGTAGCTACTAAGAATAATGAATTTTATGTAATAAATTCATTAGATATAGAAGGATTTGGTGATACAAGTAAGGATATAAGACTACGAATCATAGTAAACAAAGATCCTCAATATACTAAAGTATTTGATAATATTGCATTACAAGGAGAATTTATAGATCCTAATAATAAGATATTAACTAATGACATATTAGATGGAATAAAATTCAATACTAAACATCAAGTAGCGAATAAAGAAGGAGAAGATTTAGTATTTGACTATCGTGAAGATACTTATAGAATGCCTGTTCCAAGATAGGATCAATTCGAGGAAGAAGACAATATGTCATTTCCTGCTAGAATGAGAGGTAAATATATGGTTTGTGATTATAAGTTTAAATCAGATAAGGATTATTCTTTTTAGATACCTTAGATAACAACTACTTATAGATATTCTAGAATTTAATATGAAAAAGAATAAAAACAAAAGAAAAATACAGATTCCTGCTGCGTAGTTTGGTTTGCCGGTATCTTTAAGTAATATGCAGGAATTACAATCCTCTATATCTAGAGGTATTGCTCCTAATAATCCTAGCAACCTTATAGTTAAAAGTAACCCTACTAAGGTTGGTATAGGAAATATATCTGGTATAACTTAGGCAATACCAGGGACTATAAATACATTAACAAGTCCTTTTTAGACATCTACAGCTACTACAGGCGGAGAAGCCACTATGCAATCTATTGCAGGTATTGCAGAAGGAGCAGGATCTGGTGCACAACTTGGTATGACTATAGGGGGGCCTGTAGGTGGATTAGTAGGTGGTATAGCTGGTGCAGCTGCTGGTCTCATAGGTAAAAAAGGAAAGGCAGCAGAAATGACCTCATTTACTGACTTTGATGAAGGTACTCTGGGTACTGGCTTAAGAGGTGCATTTAGAAATAAGAAACTTAGAAGACGTAGAGCTGCTATAAGATTGAACGCATTTCAAAATAGAGAAGCTGTAGCTGGTACAGAAAGATTAGCTAATGAGTTTAATGAAGATAACACAGAGTTTGATACTGATGTATTTGAATACGGTGGTAAAGTTCCTTCATCATTGGCTTATGTAGATGATGGAGAACTAATATAGACTCCAGATGGTTCAGTAAGTAAAGTACCTGAACAAGGATAGCCTACAGATAGTAATTTAGTAAACTTACCAGAAGGAAGTAGAATATTAAGTAATACTTTGAAAGTGCCTGGTACAAATAAAACCTTTGCAGAATTAGGTGATAAAGTAATGACTAGAAAGAAAAGTAAAGGAAAAGACATATACGCTTAGAATGCAAATATGCTTAATGAGATGAATAATAAATTAATGCATGACAAACTATTTGCTATGCAAGAAAGTATTAAAGCTAAGAAAGGCATTAAGAATAAAAGTAAAAGTATTGAAACCTTTGATAACGGTGGAGTATCTAGTAGACACAATACTATTAAAGTATAGGATAATAGATATAACATTGGAGATACTTTTTCTTATAAAGGTGCAACTTACAGAGTAACTGGAACAAATAAAGCAGAACCTGTATTAGCTAGAGATACTTGGGGCATAAAAGGAGATGTTACAGCACCTTGGGATAATTACGGCGTATCAGAGATTAATGCCGGTAGTTTACCAGAAGTAACTATTAGCGCTCCTAAAGCAGTAGTTAAAGAAACTCCTAAGACTACTTCTAGAGTAATACCTAGAATTACTAAATCAGTAGTTGCTCCAGATATTATTCCAAATTTAGATACTATTAATGAAGATTTTAGTATAGATGCTACTCCACAGGATATTAGAACCAGAGCGGCAGTAAGCCCAACAGTAGAACCAGTCATTACAAATCCCAATGAAGAACCTGTAAGATTAGATGGATTAAATGATTTAATTAGTGGTGTAACTTCTCTTGTTCCTATAATGTCTAATTTGTTTACTAGTGGTCCTGAAGCAGTACCAGCTAACTATAATCCTTACGCTACAGCTATTACTAATACTATGAGTAGACGTAGATATAATATTGATCCGTTACTCAGAGATATAGAGACTAATAGAAATGTAGCTAATTATGCAGCTAGTCAACAAAGAACTAATACTGGTCAAGACATGGCGTTTAGATTACAGAATGCAATTGCTACCAATAAGGCTATTGCTGCTGCTAGAGCTGCTGAAAGTAATGCAAATAATCAGTATAGAGCTGAATATGCAAATACAATGAATAATTTAGGACAGCAGTGGGTTCAAGCTACTAACTTAGCATCTGAACTTAATGCTCGTAATAGAGCTACTGCTAGAAATATTCGCAGAACTGGTTTAAGTCAGTTAAGCCAATGGGCTCAAAATAGAGAGTTAATGAGTAATCAAAGAAGTAGAGATAACGCTATGCTTAAATTGTATGATCCGTTCTTGCAAGCTGGATTTACTTCTGCTGATATGAGTCAATTTAAGAAATGGTTAAATAAGGGAGGTAATAAATAATGACAGCTAATAGATATGATTAGGCTGCTGAAGCCCCTATAATGAATACGTATGTTCCTATTAACTTTGGTGAATTATATAGAATAGGAGCTACACAGAAAGCAGCAGTAGATGAGGCAGCTAAATAGTTTAGTACAGCACTATAGAAATTTGGAGAATTTCGTTCTCCTTCCGCTGTAGATACTTAGAATTGGTATAACTTAACTATTAATAGAAAAGATGTACAGAACGCTATCAATTAGATAGCAAATAATCCTGATGCTATGAAGGATGCTTCTTTTAGAGCTAACTTACAATCGTTAATTAATAGCACAGATTATTCTTCTTTATCCTTACTTAAGGAAAGTGCGGATAATCTTAGAGCTGGATTGGAGATGAGAGCTAAGATGGAAGCTGAAGGAAAATATAAAGAAGGATGGGATGATTCTAATATTCCTCAGTATGATACACTAGGTAATAAAAGAGTATTTAGTGACATTACTCCTGTCAGATACATGACAGCTGATGAACTATCTAATCCTTACTTTAGTAATCTTAAGCCTAGTAGTTTAGGCTCTGTATGGAAAGATGGAGTTAAGTATAACAGAGCTGGCATAACATATGATACATTATATGATATAGCAAATGCTAGATTTAATGATTTGGTAAGTACTCCACAGGGACAGAAATATTATAAAGAAGCATTACAAGCTGCTGGTGGTAATGAGTCTGTAGCTAGAGAAGCTTTTGTAGGAATGATAGCTGATTCACAAAGAGATAGAATTGTTAATCAAGATACTGTTGATCCGTTGTGGTTAATACAAGCTAAACATGCAGCTAGCAGAACAGGTAAAGACGAAATAATTAGACCTAATCCTACTAGATTAGACTTCTTAAATGAATCTATTACTAGAAGTGTACAATCTAGAATTGGTTCTAGATTTGATCAATATAGAAATTATATTGAAGGTCTAATAAGTAAGTATCCAAATACTAAGATAGCTCAAGATGCTAAGAAAGGTGTATAGAATATTGATAACATGATGAACTCATATATGCAACTTAATCAGGCTGCAATGCAGTATTCTAATGCTTATAGAGCTACAGGTAATGATAATGACTTAATAGTAGCTAGAAGTGCATCTGATGCAGCTGATAGATTACAAGCTCAAATGATCGGTCTTGCTAATAAACATGTACTTAGAGATGAATTCCAAAAAGTATCCGGCTTCTCTCCTATATCTGTAAGCGGTAATAAAGAGTATTCTAAACAAGGTTACTTAAAAGGTGTAAACTCGGCTTTGGATATGATTAAAGGTAATGTTAGCTTACTTGAGAGTGATGATTTATTAACTGGTGTAGGTGGTTCACAACAAGAAGTAAAAGATGAAAATGGTACTACTAAGAATGTATACCAATTTAATGATTCTAGAGGTTTCCTATTACCTGAAACAGTATTTCAAATTGCTTCTGAAACCACTCCTAGAAAAGCAGAAAGAGTAGCGGGTATTGGTAGAGATACAAGCTTCCCATTGAAGGAAGTACTAGAATCTGGTAATTTAGCAGATGTACAGTTCCTACCTGAAGGAAAAATGGTAAAAGTAGGACCAGGCACGTTTGCTTTATCTGGTAAAATAAGAATTCCAAAGGAAACTATAGAACAAACTTTAGGTACTGGTTTATGGAGCGATAAAGGTCTAACAAGAGGATTTGCAGATAACTTAGTAGCTCCATTTGGTAGACAAAGTACTAGAACTGCTTTAAAGGATTTATATAAAGCGGCTGAAGTTACAGAGGTAGTTGGAGAAGATGGTCACGAATATTTTGAAATGAATATATTCAAAACACTGCCAAATACTAACAACGCCCCAGAATTTTGGCAAAGAGTAAATCAAAGATGGCAAGGTGGTTCACCTACAGGTATAGGCGGTACTACTCAAGCTAAGGAAGAATATGGAACTTCTGCATTACAAACATTAGGAATGTATAATTGATAATTATGAAGAGAAAAGTATACGATACATCATTAATAGATAGTATAAGATAGAGAACAGCTTTATATGATGCTTACTAGGCTCCTAAAGCTAATATAGAAGAATATTTCCATACTATGGAGAACCCCTCTTATGAGGGGGCTCCTGATGATTATGGGGTTACAGATTGGGTATCTAATGCTTTTAATGATTGGAATCTCAAAAGAAATGAAGCTATTAGAGATAGTGCATTAGGTGATTATGTAATGGCTGATTAGGATTATAATACAATTCTAAATGCTAAAAATTATATTCAAGCTGTACGTAATATTAATACCATACTTCCACAATTAAGACAAGACCCTAATAACCAAGACTTAAAACAGTAGGTAAAACAATTATCAGATACTATTCTTAATAACAAGGAAGCATATGATAATATCTTAAATGATAAATTAAATGATTCCTCTTTGAATACAAAGCTGAAAACTGATTTCATTAATGGAAATTGGAATTCAGCTTTAAGTGAAATAGATCGTTAGACAACTGAACAGATAGATAAAGCAACAGGGTCTTATGCAGATCCTAATACTTTGTATGCTAAAAAGAGTTCTGCCTTATTCTAGGCTGATATTGCTCAAAATACCGCTGATGAATACAATAGTAAATTAACATCCGATTACTATCGTAGAAAGTCACAACAACCAGGCATGGATCTTACTGATATAGATACTTATTTGTTTAAATTACCAGGTTTATTGGGTTCTTCAGCAGCTACTATTACTAATGATATACTTACTACTGGAACTACGTATGCTACTACATCTATAGGTTCTAGTTTCGGCCCTATTGGAGCAGCGGCTGGTATGGTTGCTGGAGCAGGAGTATCTGTGTTAGGTAATCTATTAAGTAGAGAAAGAGAATCTAAAGGAGAAGTATACAGTAACTATAAATCTGCTGTACTTAATCAGATTGATAAAAGTGGTATTTCTAAACAGTTATTAAAGGATGCCAAAGCAGAAATGCAAAGAATGGGTTCTTATACTCAAGAATAGATTGACAATGATGATTACGTATACGATCAATTACTTACTAATCAAGTAAAAGTAAATAATGTTAAGTTCGATAAAATACGTCTTAACAATTTTGAAGGTATGAAATCACTTTATACCGATAACATGGCTTTATCTACTTGGGATGCTACTCAAACTATGTTAGAAGTTATACCATTAGGCAAAATGGCTAAAAGCGTAAGAGGATTAAAAACTTTAGCAAATAAGTACGATAAAGGCAAAGGTTTTCTAAAGGGTAAATTAGCTGAACGTATAGATGATATAACCAGCTTTGGTATAGATAGTGTAGATAAACTGCCTAAAAAAACTAAGAGAAAAGCAATATTAGATTTAGGTGGTAGAATTCTCATATCTTCTGCTATGGAAGGAGCTGAAGAGGGAACTCAATATATGAAGGGTTAGGACTATATTAATAGACACTTTGAAGAAGATCCTAATCTAGCTAAGAGTTTTATTAAAAATATTGGTTCTGGAGCAAGGTCTATATTTGCTGCAATTACTCCTTGGGATTCAGTATATTCTGATGATGCTGAATTCTTAGAGAATTTTAAAGGTGGTGCATTACTTGGTGGTCTAATGACTGGTGGAATAGGTGCTGTTACTACTTACTTACAAACTAAGGACCAACTATAGGCTGATAAATTGCTATCAGCTTTGTATGCTGAAAAACTAGATCAAAAAGATAGAGTAAGAAAAGACATTGTATATGCGGAAATGGCTGCTAATAATAAGTGGGATAACTTAATGCAGTCATTTGACAATCTTCAATCTGCCAATATTGATGGTCTTACTCAAGAAGATATAGAAACTGAAAGAAATAATGCTAATAGAGTAAAGAATATAGCTACATCTGAGTCAGCATTAAAGTAGGCTGAAGCATTGGGTATAGAACCAAATACTGAGGATTATAATATACTTATAGCTTTAAAAGATCATTATGATAAGCTAGTTGAAGAAGCAGATAAAAATTTTGTAGCATCTTCTAATAAGATGCAAAGTTTGCTGAACGGAGAAGAGGTAAATAAGCAAATCGAGAAAGTAATATCTAAATTATCTGATGAACAACGTTCTCAAATATCTGTAGAAGATATAAGGAATGCTATTTCTCTTTATTCTGAATTAGAAGTATATAATAGACTTATAAATGATTATGAGTAGAATGGTGCTAAACTTAATGATCTTGAAAAGAATACTGTTCTACGTACATCTAAAGCAGATGTAATTCATTTCAGAAATCTATTAAATACTGATAAGAAGGCATTAGAGAATAGTTATGATAAACTTAAGAAAGTATTAAGTGAATATAATTTAACTGAATCTGATTTTTAGGTTCCATCTATACATCAGGATTTAGCTGATGCTCAGGAATAGTTAATTCTTTCTGGTCTAGATCAAGCTAGAGCACGTGAAGAAAATAACTTGATGTCTTCTGACGATAAGAAGTCTATAATGGCTAAAATAAATAAATGGAAGAACTCTGAAGCTAAAGAAGATGATTTTGTTCAAGATATAGAAGACTTGTATTCTGGTAGAACATAGGAGAAAGTAGCAGAAGAAGGAGAAGAAGTTACTCCAGAACCTTTAAAACAAGAACAAGCTCCTGTTCAAGAGTAGGAAAAACCACAGGAAGATGAGGGTGTAAAGTCAGCTAGACAGAATGCTAAAGAAATTCAGGATGTAGATACTTTAATAGATAAGGCAAGAAATGGAGACCGAGAAGCTCAAAATACTTTAAATGAGTATGGAATACACTATCATCACGGTCAAGTATATAGATATGTGTCTAAGAAAGAGGTGGATGCTTTAAATAGGGGAGAACATATTATCACAGAGAAAGGATTAGATTGGGTAGATGTGACAGATAATCCACAACCGTCTACTGGAGCTGATGCTGAATATCGTATTGTATTCAAAAGTGATGTAGATTTTGATAAAGAAGGCGGAAGAGGAAAAGATACACTACTTAAAAATGAAGCTCTTGGGGATGGTTGGTTAAAAGGTGGTTATACTAAAAATGACGTTCTTCGTATAGAAATACGAAACGAAGACGGTACGTATTCCCCAATAGAAGAACAGGAAAACGAAAAAGTACAAGAAGAAGAACTTCGTGAAGCCTATGATGACTTTATAAGTTCTGGTGAATGGAAAATATCACAGAACTTACAAAATAGAGAAAAAGCTAGAGCTGAAGAATTGAAACTTCTTGCTCAAGAAGCTAGAGAAGAAATAACTTAGAGAGAGCAATAGAACATACAGACTAAATAGAAAGAAGCTCAAAAGCCTGCTACTGTTCCTAGTGAGACTGCTACTCCTGTATCTCCAGTTGAAGAAGCTCCTAAGACAGAACCTTTATCTATAGAAGATGTACCAACTCTTAGTGATATACTTGGAGGATGGCTTGGTGATGAGGCTAAACAAGCTTTAGAAACTCCAACTCAAGTTTCAGAAAAGCCAGTTCAAACACCAGAAGAAACACAAACATCAGAACCTAGATAGTTAGAAGAGCTCACATATGATTCTAGACTGGATCCATATTCTCATGAGTTAAATTACAGACTTACTGAATCTAAATAGAATGAATAGGGTCAATGGATTAGGACTTCTAAAAAATTCCAAGGTATGGAACAATACCTTAACAATGAGGAATTTGCAGAAGTTACAGGTCAACCTGACTTTATTAAAGAAGTAACTAAGAATGGAGTGCGTATAGTAGTAAGACCATATACTAAAGATGATGGTACTACTACAGATGCTATATATGCTTTATTTAATTACAAAGGTAAAGAATATATTGCCAGTATTAAGACAATAGAAGGACTGTATGCTAGAGGAAATAGAGCTTTTAACAGACTGCCTTTTAATGACCAATAGCTAATTGTAAATAATCTTAGTGCTTTACGTAATAAAGTTCTAGAACTTAATAAACAAGTACAAGCTAATCCTAACTTAGAAATAGTTCCTACTACCATTAGAAAAACAATCTGTAAGATTGTAAATCTTAAGAATTAAGACTGTAGTCCTAAAAATAAGAAACTTACAGATTCTTCATGGTTTACTATCAAAGACCCATACTAGATTAATCCTGAAAATACTCAAGTAGGCATTACTACAGGTAGTTTAGGTGGTAGTGTAATCAGATTTAAAAACCAAGTAATATCAGCTAAGGGTTTTCCTATGGGTAAGCCAGTATGGATGATTAAGACTTCTAGAGATGATGGTAGTACATCATAGATAGGAGTTGTTCTTAATTACGATAACTTTAAAGATAAACCTGAAGTAGCAGATTTAATTATTGATTTAGTTACTTCTAAGGATCAATTCTATACTGATAAGAATGGAGTTGTTACTAACGTTACTCCACAGAATGTATTACAGTTCTTAGTGAACTTTGGCCCTCAAACAGCCACTAATCCTAATGATACTAGATTATCTCCTGAACAAGTAAGAGCTAGAATGAACAAACAATTCTATTTAGCAGAGGATAATCAGTTAGTAGTAGGTCAATAGGTGTACAACTTAAATGATATAAATACTGTACCTGAGATTAGAGAAAGACTGAAAAAATATATAATGGATAATATCCATTGGAATATAGATGAAACTGGTCTAAGCTCTAATTATTTGGGAGGTGATTTACAATCTCAAGTAAAAGATCCTAAATTGTATCCTTTAGCTTTATTCTTGAAGAACAATAATGTAGATAAGATTACTCTAATACCCAATGTTTTAGAATTTACTAACAAAGATTTCGGTATTATTAAAGATAGTAAAGGCAACAAATAGGTAGACTCTAGCTATCCTAATGGCATCAGTGTACTTGGTTGGTACATAAAGCAAGGTATTTTACTTACTGATATAGCAGATACTATGCAAGATGCTAACATATACATTGATGATGTTATGTTAGTGGATAAAAATGCAGAAAGTAAAGTAGAGCAATCACAACAAAAAGTTCAAGAAGAAACTAAAATGGGCAGTATTACCCTACCTGATGAAACTGGCAAATAGACTACTATTGATTTGGATGAAATATTTTCTATATTGGACGGTAAAGGTAGAAAAGGTCCTAATATGGAAGTATCTGAAGAAGAAGTATCTAGACTAGCCATTAATGAGGAGGATAGAATGGATCCAAAATAGGCTAAAGAATGGATATAGTCTACTTTGGGCATTACTCCTGAAATAGTATCATCCATAATAGATGTTACAGAAGCTGGTAATTTAGTAGTAGGTAGAGTAACAGAGGACTCCATAAAGATCTCGGAGTAGGCTCCAGAAGGTGTTCAATATCATGAAGCATGGCACAGAGTATCACAGTTATTAATTGATCCTAAACACAGAGATAAGATATATAAGAAGTATAGAGAACAAGGTCTAAATGATAAACAGATTGATGAAAAATTAGCTGATCAGTTTAAAGACTTTATGTTAACTGAATCAGGTAATTATAGATTTGATACTAAGAATTGGTTTAGAAGAATATACGACTTTATCAAATTGTGGATTAGAACTGGCCAATATGGATTAGCTAAAGTATACTCAGCGATCAATAGAGGTAAGTATTATGGTTTGAAACCTAATGCTGAAAATGTAGATAGATTCAGAGAAATATACAAAGGTGATGGAGCTAATATGGAAGTATCTGGATATAAATTTAAACATATTCAGACAGTTAAACAATTAAATGACATTATAAATAGTTTAACTTATGCTTTCTTCCAAGTATCATTTGCAGATGGTAAGACTATTAATTACTCTGACTTATCTAAGGAAGCTCCTAAATTTGACAGACTTAAACTTATACTTCAAGCTCAAGCTTACAAGTATCCATCTGATATAATCAATGAAGTAGTAGACAAATTTGACTCTATTATACTTCCTATGCTTACTACTAAACTAAAGCAATTAGGAATTAGATCAATAGATAGAAATGAAAGTGATACTTTAGCTAATATAGAAGAAGGAGCCGAAGGAGTAAACATAGGCCAGCATACAATAGAGGGTATGAACATCTCTATTAGAGATAATGCTCCTGCTGAAGTAAAGTTCTTCTTTCAAACTATACCTGTATATGAAATAGGGAAAGATGGTACTCCGCAAACTAAGTTTGATGAATATACTCATTTTCCTAGTTTTGTAGATCCAAATATAGCTTGGACAAACATATTGAAAGATTTATCTGGGTGCAGAACTATATCTAATATTATTGATAGAGTGCAATTCTTTGCTAAGAATGGTAATACATTCTATCAAGCATTATTGCTTAGACTAACTACTCTGGTAAAGAACTCTTTGAGTGAAGATGTAAATGTAGCTACACAAGCTGAAGCTATGCTTACTAAGATAGAAACTGTAATTACTTCTGACATTAATAACTATATAACAGTAAAGATTAGTGAAGATGCAAATACTGGTCTTACAAAGATGGAATTAAAAGATAATACAGTAGATGTAAAAGCAGCTAACTATCCTAAAGTATGGTCGTAGTACTTCTTTAATAATGCTGGTATATATAGATATAATGAAACAGGTGCTATTGTTGCTACAGATAATGCTAAACAAACCTTACGAGTTATAATAGACAATTTTAATAGAATTAGAAATGCTTTTACCAACAATAAAGGTATATTAAAAGTAGGTGATAACAATGTAGATTTGCATATAGCAGCTAACCAAGAGTATCTAAAGGATGTAATTGTTCGTATGTTAAATTCTGTAGGTGTAGGTATAGATAAGCCAACGCTTAATAGAATGTTAATGTCTGGAGATTATGGTAATCCTAGATCAGACCAATATACATTGCTAAATTCTTTCTTAGTAAATAGAATTAAATTTGGTGGTATTCCTAGATTAATAGAAACATTAGATAGTATCAAAAATTCTATTAATAAAGATAATACTATTAAAGATATAGAGAGCCCAGAAGGAGTAATACAACCTACTTAGGTATGGAATACATAGGGTTTTGTTAAGGAAATAGCAAATTACTATGCTTATCAACATGCTACAGATAAGAGTCTAAGTAGCTATGGTCCAGATGGCAATAGCTATTATATGGTATCTTAGAATAACTTTGCAAAAGATAGACTTAATGAAATAGTAAATGATAAGGATACTTTTGATAATCTAAATGCTGTAGTATACAATGGCAACTCTATTATTCTAAATGCAGTTAAAAGAGGTAATAAAGATCTATCTATAGAAACTCTAATAAACTTCAAAGATACTACATCACAAGATGTTGGTAGAGATTACTTTGGTATTACTGATAGAGAAGATTATATTGCTAAAATGGTAGCTGTATTTAATGACAGAATAATATTCCCTACAGTAGCAGATAAAAAGACATACCATTTCATTAGAGGAATTAAGTTGCCTCATGAAAGAATAAAGTTCAATACCACTCCTCAAGGTGCTTATATTCAATATGGGGAACAAAGTATGGATACTTTACTGGGATATTGTTATGATGAAGTGAATCAAATAGAACTGTGTTTAAGACAGATAGATGATGATCCAGCTCATTATGATGAGAAAACAGGATTACATTACAACGAAGATGGTACTATCAATAATGATTGGTTAGAACCTACCAGAAGAATAAAGAATTTCCATACGCCAAATAAAGTAAGTTGGAAGGATAAGAATGGTAAGAAGCATACTAAGAAATTAGAAGGAAATGGCGCTAGATTCTTATTGTTAACCGGTATCAGAACATCTAAAGGCTTTGTTAGCTTCAACGATCCTATGAAATCAGCTAAAGAAAATCTTTAGACAGCTAAAGATTACTTCTTTAACTTATCTAAAGATACGTAGAAAGCATTTTTAAGCTCTTTGATCAATGAACGTGTTAAACAGGAGATAGCTACAGCTAAAGAGTTAGGCTTGATTGAAGGCAATGAAAATAATGATATTTGGAGTTTGCGTAATAAGCTGCTTGATGATGTTGAATTGAACAATAGAAAGGCATTTTATAGTCAACTTGATCCAACTAATGCTGAAGGATACGCTATATTTGACATGTTAGCTGATTAAACAATTAATAGTATAATATCTATTAATGAAGTATAAAAGTTATTCAGTGGAGCTCCTGCTTACTATAAAGTAAAGTATGATCAATATGGTCCTGTAGATGTATCTATTGATAAAATCAAACGCCTTGGTTCTCTTACTTCCACTGGCTTGAATAACAGACTAGATTTCTTTAATGATCCTATTAGAGATGAATATGTAGTTGCTGAATTAAAAGACCATGAAATAATGGACAAGCAATACTACATCTATGAAGGATTATTTACTAGAGGTAATATTAAGGAAACTATTCAAGAATTAGAAGGTGAAGATGCTTGGAATCAGGTAAAAGATTTAAGTATTCAAGAGATTGAAAAGATCTATCCTGAATCAGTCAAGATAGCTAAACAAGCTGCTAAAGTAGAAGTAGAAGGTTACAAAGAAGGTATGAATGTAGCGGATGCTGCTGTATATATTAGCCCTAATATGACTAGAGATCTACTTAGAATGCGTGGGGTATGGTCTCCTGAAATAAAGAAAGCATTTGAAATTCTTACTAATGAAGATACAGCTAATCTATGGGATTCAGATCCTAAACTGTATGCAGAAGCTAATAAGGTTATTCTAAATGCTATGAAGTATATGGCATTCGGTACTAGATTCAATGAAATACCGGGATTAGGTATACCTTATTTTAATAAGATGGCTCTATTCCCATTATTCAAGAGTATAGCTACAGGTGACATTAAAGCATTGTATGACAGGATGGTAGACCCAAGTAAACCAGTAGATATGGTTCTATTTGACTCTGCTGTTAAAGCTGGTTCTAGATCTCCTATGAAGTTCTATAGAGTAGCTAAAGATAGTGAAATAGAACTAAGAGATGGTCAAACTGTTCTTAGTGCTAAAGTTACTGATGAGTTAATTAACGAAGAAGGAAATACTCTAAATGACTTTAATAACTTAGTTACTTATACTCAGAAGTTTAAGTACTTAAGACAACAATTAGAGACTAATCCTCATACTCACGAAGAATAGATGGCTGGTACTCAGTTTATGAAAGTAAATCTATCTAATCTACGTATGGATGATTTATATGGTATTGAAGGTCAACAGGTAACTGGTAGACAAATTAAGGATACTATTATGAATGCTTTGAATAAATTATCTGATATGGGTGTTAAAGACTTAGAAGATGAATTATTCAACAAAGACGGTAGTGTAAATGTAACCAAATTAGCTAAAATGTTAGAAGATGATGCTAGAGAATCTGATGCTAACGATAATGTATTATCTGGTCTCAAAACAGCTAATAATAAATTTATAATGCCTTTGTCTTCTTTATCAGATAATAAGTGGTTAGAAAGTAGATTTATCTCTATGATCAATAAGTAGGTTATTGATGTTCATATACCTGGTGGAGCATTTATCCAAAGATCTACTTTAGGTCTAGAAGCTACTTCTACTAAGGTAGTAACACCAAATATGATAAATGACGGTAGAGTATTAAAATCTATAAATGAGGAGGGTTCAATGGATTCGGTAGTAAGTATAAACTTATTTAAATACTTTATACCTAATTATGAAAACTTAACATATAGAGAAGCTAGACAGTGGCTTATTGATCATGAAATTATTGGTGATAAAGCTAAAGCTAATGCGATAGGTTATCGTATTCCTACTCAGTCAATTGCATCTATATCTCCATTAAGATTTGTAGATGTGTTCCCTGAAATAATGGGTGATACTATCATGTTGCCAGAAGACTTTACTAAACTTACTGGTTCTGACTTCGATATTGATAAAATGTATGAAGCTAGATATGCATATAATAATAATGGTGTCAAGTTTAACAAAGGTAATTCTCTTAAGTATGACGAAGTGCGTAATTCTATAAAGAATGAAATGCTGGAAGCATATTTAAAGGTATTACTTACTAGAGATAATACTAACTCTCTTAAATTGTCTATTGATAATGCTACAGAGAATGTTAAGGAGGTACTTAGAGATATAGAAGGACCTAGTAGTTATCATCCTACTCCATTTGAAGTATATTCACCTACATATCAAGAAGCTAGAAAGGCTGAATATACTGGCGGTAAGGCTGGTATTGGACCTTTTGCCTTGAATAATGCTCATCACATTCTTACTTAGCTTACTAAACTTAGCATGGTTAGAGATGTGTTCACCAATACTCTAAATATATGGAATATAGGTGGTATATACGATACTCCAGTGGCAGGCATGAAGAAAGGTGGTAGAATACTTGACTGGTTATCAGCTATGATCAATGGTTTCGTAGATATTGCTAAAGACCCTTATATTGTAAGATTGAATGTTAATTCATGGACATACAATATGGTTTCTTTCTTGTTACGTACTGGTAAAGGTAAGTAGACATTCTACTTTGTTGCTCAACCTATCCTTAAAGAAATGGCAGAAGCTGTAATAAAGACTAAGGGTAAGTATGGTATAGATAGAACTAAAACTCCTACTCAGTTAGAAAATGAAGCAATTGAATCAGTACTTGATAAATATGATCCTACTAAGAAGTATAGGAAAAAATATGAGTTTATAAACGGCAATGAAAATTCAAGAGCTAACGAATATCAAGACTTGTTTAGTACATATCAGAAAGAAAATGGTGAATATACATCTAGAACAAGAGAGTTACTCAAGCTAAATAAAGAAGAAATAAGTAACTTTAACGAAGAATAGGTTCGTATATATTATGCTTGGAAAGCATTAAAACCATATGCTGATTCATTGGCTAATTTGGTTAAGTATTCTAAAGTAGATACTAAGAAAACTGGTAAGACATTTGCTGAACAACAAACATACTATAATGGTATGTGGGCAATGACAGAGGATGCTAATTTTGCAGATGGTGAAATTGAACGTTTCTATAATGAAACTTTTATTGCTAAAAAGACAGAAAACAGTATTCCGTTTGGTACTTCTATATTCAAGAACTTATTACTTAGAAACACTGATACTTTCTTAAGTAAGAAAGACATAATGTTATCATTACTTGGTAGAAAGAATAATGCTGATTCTAAACTACTTAATGCTCTTATTTCAGGAATGGAAGCTCAAATTAAGAGCGGGTTTTTTAACCAGTTTATATACCAAAATGGTATTGATATTCACAGTATGTTTACTGGAAAAATGTCAATGGCAAAACGTATCAATAACTTTAAATATGAAATACTAAAAGGTAATCCCAAACTAAGTAGATTTTTAAATAATGACGGTACTATAAATAATGACTTTATAAATTATTTGATACCCAATATAGATTATAATGGTTTAGATTTCATTGATACTTCATCTTTACTTGATGCTGATCAATCACAAGCTAATAACTTGATAAACTACTGGAGAGAATTAATAGATGACCCAGAACCTAGAGTAAGCCAATTATTTAAAGATTTAGTAGTATATGCGTTCCTTACTTCAGGGGATAATCCTACTATGAACTCATTCTTCCAATATGTTCCAAATAGTTATAAAATATCAATGAGTTATACTGACTATATATAGACTAAATTAGATGAATTATCTAATGGAGTTGATCAATCTATAGTAAGAGATGACTTATTCTTAAATAACTGGCAAAATGATAAGCTAGTAAGACCAGTAGATCTGTATAACAATAAAGGAGTCAAATTATACTCTATATCGTTAAATGATTAGTCCGTAGTTCCTAATATCATATTAGGAGAAAGATAGGATAAAACAGATAGACCTGCTATTAGACCTAGTAATTGGTTATCAATGACTTATGTTAATGATAAAGGTAAGCTAATAGAAGGTAAATTCCCTATATTCTACCCGTATATTAAGATAAATGATGGCTTAGGACGTACTCCAGCTAATTATCATGTATACTCTCTTATAGGTTATAAACAAGCAGCTGATCCAGAAACTAGACGTTTAAATTATATACCTATCTATGGATTAGTATCTAAGAAAGGATACAAATACAGAGGACATACTGTAGTAGAATACGGTAAAGAATCTCAATTTGATTTTAATAAAGAAAGTGTATGGGATTACACTGAAGCTTTACAAAATCAGGAAGCATTAGCTGATATGGCTGATGATTATAGTAAACCTAACTGGTAGAATTCTGATATTCATTTGATTACTGATCTTCCGCCCTATTAGAATATGAATTATGCTAAAGAGCAATAGGATATGAAATTTGAATGGGAGTAGGATGATAAAGATGATAATGAACAAGGTGTAGTACTTAGTGAAGCTGAAGAAAGTAAAGAAGACTCTAAAAATCTTCTTTAGTTAGAGGCTGATCTCTTGTATAAAATGAAAGAATACTTAACTGAATTAAGCAAAGATAACGTAAACTTAGTTACTAGAAAAACTTATAAAGATTTTATAACGCAGTTAAAAGATAATCAAATTTTTGTATTTGGTTCTAATACACAAGGAAGACACGGTAAAGGTGCAGCATTATTAGCTAGGAATAAATTTGGGGCAATTTATGGCTAGGCAGAAGGACCTCAAGGTCAATCGTATGCTATAATAACAAAAGATTTAACTAAATCTGTCCATCCGTCTAGAACTAAAGAATAGATAATATAGTAGATACACGGCTTGTACGAATATGCAAGAAACAACCCAGATAAAGAATTTCTTGTTGCGTACTCTGGTACAGGGACTAATCTGAATGCTTATTCTAATAAAGAAATGGCTGGTATGTTCTCTAGTGAAGTTATACCAAATAATATTATATTTGAAGATAAATTTAACTCTTTATTAGATGAGCAAAATTGGGTAGATAGTAAAATAGAAGAATTTACTCAATTGTTACGTAAAGAAAATCCAACTACTCCAGAAGAAGTGGAAGGTTTGATTAACAAATTTATATGTAATTTATAATATGAATAAATATTGTCCAAATAAAAATCTTCCCGAATGGAAGGAGTTAGTAGAGGTAGTAGGCGAAAATAAAGCCTACTACCTTTGGGATTAGAATAAAGGTAATAGTTTAGATAAAGCTCCTAACGGAGAGGATTCTAAACTATTTTCAGACCTTTTAAGCTAGTTTGATAATAATCGTGAACAAGCTATTCTAGCAAAGGCTGAAACCTTTACAGAAGCTTTTAAAACACAATTATCAGATGAATGATCTAAACAAGTAGATGAAAATGGTGAGCTGTTAATTGAAGCTTACAATAAAAGAAATGAAGTTAAATAGGGTTCTTCTAATACTTTATTGGAATAGTTAGGAGAATTTGCAGATACTGTAGATGTAGTAAACTTCTTTATTGATCACGATGAAGTAAAATCTCAAACTAAAGAACTTCTTAAGAAGTTAAACAAGGTTAATAGACCATTTGTAATATACAAAGGTCATAAAAAAGGAGTTAGAGCCGAAGCTGGAGCTGCCTTATATTTGTATTCAGATGTAATTAATTCTTCATCGGTATAGTTAAACGCCGAAGATGTTGCTCATGAAATGTTACATATTTACTTGCGTAAAGAATATGAAACTAATGAGCAATTTAAAAATTTACTTGACGAATTACAAATTGAATATAGAAAGAAAATAGGGAGTGTGTTATATGGTTTAGGTAAAGATTAGTAGAGTGATGAGTTTTTAAATGAAGTACTATCAAACACAGCATTTCGTGCTCATTTAAAATTAACTGACAAAAGTAAGTTCTAGAGACTGTGGATATTTATAAAAGGTATAATAAATAGGATAATCACTGGCAAAAAATTCATTGTTTATTCTAAATTACCCGAAGATATATCTGATTTGCAAGATTACGCTATGTCTTTACTTGATAAAGTTAATCAGGGAGAGATAAGTATCCATTCAATTGATCATTACGATGAGGAATACAGTGGTGAAACATTCAGTAAATTAGACAATAATCAACAAAAATAGATAGACAAACTATATGACAAGATATAGAAAGGATTAAAAGATAGATTAAATGCCATTAAACATTACAATGTAAAAAATCCTAAAGTATGGAACCAAATATCTACTATTATATCACAATTGTCTAAATCTGAAACTGAACAAGGTATACTACAATTCGTACAGCATGTAAGTGATACTATAGAAGATAGTATTAAATTCTTATCTAAATCAATAGGTGATATTAATGCTAAACAAATTAGACAGCTATCTAATGACTATTTAGGATTCTATAAACCTCTTATTGATTAGATACAATACGCAGTAGATACTACTAATATATTCAAAGAATTACCTGAGTACCCAACAATAAAGTAGAATATCGCGAATATAGCTTAGCAATTAACTATAGTAAACAATAGATTTACTAATGTACTTAAAGAGAAAGGATACCAATTTCTACAAGAATACCTACAATCTAGAGCTGTACCACAAGATTATATAGATAAAGTATTAGCATGGTTAGACGATCCTAAACATGATACTAATATATTTATGAATTGGTTTGGTATGGCTACTAATAGCGATAATATGGTATTGCAAACTATAGCTAATATGTTATAGAATACTGTTAATAAGACAGATAGAGAAACATTGTAGGTAGGTACTGAATTAGTTAAGTAGCTGAATAAAGTAAAAGAGAAATACGGTAATGACGTTCAAAAATTACTATATGAGAAGTATGACGACGGCACATATACTGGATTAAAGGTTACTCCTATCAATAAAGGGCAATTCAAAAGAGATTAGAAGGAATATCTAAATAATTTATCTAGTAAATTAGGAATACAAAAAGATGAGCATGACCAATACACAATGCCTGATGATGAAGATATTCAAAGAAAATGGTTTGATGGAGTTAATAAATTCTACTCTGATAGAGCTAATAGAAAGTATAAGCCAGAGTATTATTCAACTAGAAATAAAATGCTTTCTATGAAAACTAGGGATGCTATAAATGAGATTAATAACTATATTAATACTATAGCAGACCCTATTACAGTAGATGGAGTAGAATATGATAACTTATTATCAGAATCTGAATATAATTCATTAATTAGTTTACGTAGACAAAAAGCTCTACTATCTAATAGATATAATCTAGATGGTAGTATAAAAACAGGGGATGATTTAATCATAGCTAATGAGTTGCATTCCTTTAATGAAATAGTTCAATAGCATGTAAAGTATAAAACAGATAAAGAAAGCTATAATAGAGATAGAGCAAAAGTAGTAGCTAAGTATGGTGAAGGATCTACTCAACTATTGTTATGGGAATCAAGAAATTTAAAGAAATAGTACACTTAGGAATTCTACGATGAATTAGATAGTTTAGGTAAAGTAGAACAATCTGAAGAATACAAAGAAGCTATAAAGAAACGTAGAGAATTTCAATAGCTATTTAAAGATCCTCGTACTGGTAAAATAGATTCTAATTTAATGTCAGACTCTGAGAAAAGGGAACTTTTGAAATTAGATTAGGATATTGCTAATCTATATACTTGGACAGAATAGATTGATACTGGGAAAAAATTTAGTGATATAGCTGAAGTAGTTCCAACAGAGCAGTACTATAAAGATAGCTAGAATGCTAGAGAAGCTGGTACAGAAGCTTATAACGATTGGTTTAATAATAATCATTATGAAGACGGTAGAGGTCGTATGCATCCAGCTTCATATTATACAGAATTAAAACCAAAAGATGAATTATTAGAAAAGTATACAGAGTATGCTCCAATAAGTAGATACTCTACTATAGATAGACAATCAGATTGGTTTAATAAGGACTGGGATCCAGCTGGTCCTACTGTATAGCCTAATAAGAAATATTATGACAATAGTAAAGCATATAAAGAAATAGTAGATAAACCTGAATTAAAGAAATTATATGACGATTTATCTGATACCATCAATAAGGCTAATAGGTATATATCATTCTTAACATTTGGTGACGATGGTAGAATGCCTCAAATACCTGCAAGATTTATGCAAGTATTAGGTAGAAAAGATAGCGTACTAAATGCTTTGAAATACATATTTGATGATGTAGCTGTTACTAGAGTAGATGATACTGATTATGTAGATGATTTTACTACTATGCCTAATGGCGATCCTATTAAAGTAATACCTACAAGATTTATAAATATGCTAGAAGATACCAATGAAATATCAACAGACGCTGTCGCATCTGTAATAGCTTATTATAATATGGCTGCTAATTATAATAATATGGTAGAACAATAGGATGATGTTGAATTATTACTCAATCTTCTAAAGAATATTCAAATTAGAACTAAGAAAGAACTAAAAACAGCAGGTTCAGCTAATGTATACAAACAAGCTTAGCTATTAGTTGATAGAATAATGTATGGTAGAAATAAGACTCCGATTACTATAAATGTATTAGACAAAGAAATCAATTTAGGTAAGACATTGGATATAATAAGGGGATTTGTTACTAAAGTAAATCTATCAGGTAACTTGTGGTCTATTGGTACTTCTTTCTTTACTGATGCTACCTATACTACTTTAGAAGCTAAAATGGGCAGATTCTTTGATACCAATGACCTTAAATTTGCTTCTAATGAATTTGCTAGACAGTTACCAGATATGATGGCTAATATTGGTAATCCAGTACCTAAAGGTAAATTGTCTTATTTGTTACAACTAAATCAAGTAGTAAAGGACAATAAAGAGATATTTGACAGATTGGATCAGAGTTAGGTACTAAGAGCTATAAATCAAAATTTCTGGTTTGCAGGTTATACTTAGTCTGATTATACTGTTAAGAGTCATACAGTTATTAGTATATATCACAGTTATAGATTTGTAGATGGAGAAGGTTTTATGACTAAACAGTAGTATATTAATAAATTTAATTCTGATAGTACTAAATTTGAGCAATTGCCTGTAACTTTATATGATGTATTTGTAGAAGATAAAGAAGGTAATATAAAGATATAGGATAAGTATAAACAGTATGTTAATGATAAGCTATAGAATGAGGTAAGAAATAGGATTAATATACTTACTTAGAGAATTGATGGTACTTTACGAGAAATAGATAAAGCGGCAGTACATGCTAACTCTATAGCTTCTTATATTGTGTTACATCGTAACTTTATGATATCTGCACTGCATGATAGATTTAAGAAAAAATAGTTTAATCTTGATTTAGGAGTAGAAGAAGAAGGATATTATAGGTCTACTAGTAAATTCTTAAAAAATGTTATAGGATAGAGACATTTTGCTATGACACAATTATTAGCAGACTATAATAACTTAAAAGATTATGAATAGTATGCTGTTAGAAGAGTTCTAAATGAATTAGTACTCATCGCAGCTTCTACTACTGTAGCTCTTGCTATGGCTACTATAGTAGATGGAGATGATGAGTATGATACATGGTTAACTTAGTCTATTACTTACTTAGCAATGCGTTCAGCATTTGAATTTAGAACTATGTATAATCCATTTGAATTTATTTCATTAATTAAGTCTCCTACAGCAGCTTTCAATTGGTTTGACAATGCTTCTAGTTTTATTAATTTATTTAATCCTGCTTCATATGTAGGCGATCGAACTCCTTTTACTATAATAGACAGAGGCCCTTATATAGGAATGCCGGTTATACTTAAAAATATAATCAAGGTTACCCCGTTTAAGAGTATAATAGAAGCAACAGATCCAAAAGCAAAAAGGAACTATTTATAGAATTAGTTAATGAACTTCTAAAAAGTTTCTATCTAAATTATCAATTCGCTAGATTAACTGTAAAAAAGAAAGGCTGAGTATTAATTTACTCAGCCTATTTTGTTATGAGAGTTCATCACGCTCTTCATAACTATAATAATCTTCTTCTGGCAATTCAGCATTTATAGACTCACCAAATCTATATGTATTTAGAAATAACCTCTGTGCTAATTCTGGAACAGGCACGTTTGCCCAAAATCTATTTATTTCTAATGCTGCACTTACATTATAAGTTTTACCAGTTGATTGAAGATTATGTATATCTTTTTTATACTTAGGGTTACTTAAACAATAAATAGTATAATGCTTATTGTTTATAGTAATATATTTAGTATTATATAAAGAGTCTAACTGTTTAAACTTTCTATATCTATCTAAAGATTCCTTAGTATTAACACTACTATCATATAAAAGAAAGACCTTTTCTTCTAAAAAAGGTCTATTCTTATCAGTAGTATATGCATTTATGTAACCGCTTTCTACAGTTAAATCATTCCATGTAAGATTATCGTCTAATAATGGAACTATATATATACTAACATCATTCAAGTTCTTCAGTACCATTTCCTTCGTAATAACTGCGAGTATGCTCCCAATTATTAGTCTGGTAATGATATGAAAGTTCTGATAATGCACTGATAATAGTATCTTTACGAGAGTCTAACTCTGTTTCATTAAACATGTTAAATACTCTTACTTCATAATTACCATTTGTCTGTATAGCTATAATGTATGCTTCACAATCATAATCTGAAATATCAATATCTTGATCTTTCATATACCATGTAATAGCTAACAAATAGTAAGCAATTTGTCTATAATAATCAAATTCTTCTACAGAATGTTTAAAGTTATAGACATCTGATGTTGTTTTTAAGTCAATTAGAATGATTTTCTTATTGACATGATCAAATATGCATCTATCAAGTAATGACTTACAAGGTGCATACCAGGTCTTATTTTCATCCATTTTAAGACTATCTGTCTTAATGGGAAATGTCCAGTTAATATGAAACTCATTATGAGATTCTACTCCTGGAATATCTGTTAGTAATTCATTTGCTTTCTTATGTTTCTCAATGTTAGACTTAATTGTCTTTAACATATTAAGATCTGCAAATGAAATTGCTTTTTTATTATTTTTCAAAGACTTTGACTTAATATATTCATCATATCTTAATGCAAAATCTTTAGCAATAGATAACTTAACATCTTCAGATAATTTATTACTATAAGCCTTGTTATAAGAATCTAATAATAATTTATCATTATCTTCTAATGGATTAGTATCTTTAAATATAGAATACCAATCACAGAAATCTTTTTGCTGTTTTACTTTAGGTACTTCATATTCAAGTATTGTATAATCATTCCAGAATTCATCTGGTTGGAGTATATACTCATGTATCATAGTACCCTTTTCTAACTGCGGTAACTTTAATCCTTCTTCCTTACCATCAAGCATATTACGGAAGTATAAAGGACCTTTTTTTAGAAACCAACCTATAGAAGAATTTGATATTCTCGTGTTATCTTCATAATACGGTTTATCAATTATCATTGTTCTTCTTCGTTTTCTTCTTCAGTTTTATGTTTAATTGTTTCAACTAAGAGATTAAAAAGTAAATCTTCTCTAGATTTATCTGATTTTTTCTCTAAATCAAAATCAATAGTTACTATTTTAAGTCTTTCTCTTATCATATAACTGTCAGTTAAAATACTACAGTTATATTGATTAAGATGACCGTATGATATACCATTATGCCAATGCCCAAAGAAATGATGCTTATACTTACCAAAACAGTAATTTTCAAGCTTTTCATTATAATTCGGATTCTCATGAGTAATAAGTATATCACAATTAGGTATTTTTTCATATGGGCATATATACTCATCATATTCGTGTTGAGTATCTTCAAATGCCCATGTTTGCCAGTGTATAGGAGCTATCCATGGAGTTCCATAAAATTTTATTCCTTCATATTCATATAACTCATCAATAAGAAATACTACCTTATCCTCAGTAAGTAAAGATATTTTATCCTTAAACTCCTGTAAAGTAGTATCTTTTATTAATCCATTATATAATTGTTCGATGTATATATCATGATTTCCTGGTACTACAAATATCTTTTTACATGATAACTTATTAGCCCATGTAATAAAAGCAGTACTCCACCATGCATCTGATTCATCAGAACTTCTTTGAACAATTAGGTCTACTACATCACCAGCAATACATAATACGTCACATTCTGGTATAGAAGGTAATATACCATGCAAATCACTAATTGCACATATTTTCATAATGCAAACTTGCTGTTAATTTATATATTAATACTGCACAAAAAATTAACATTCTTTTAAATGTTTTATTAACTCATCTACTTGTTTCTGATTATGTACTATATAGAACTTTATATTAGGTTCAAATCTATACAAATAGTAGTTAAATAGTTTTTCACGTAAAGGCCATGCCTCGTTAGGATATCCTTTACATTCAATAATGAACTTATTTCCTACAAAATCAGGTAAATAAGTCATTGATCTATATTTCTTTCCTCCAAAAGTAAAAGCTGGAAGAAGTTCATATCTATGCTGTTCATATTCAGCACTGATTTTAGCTTCTTTCAGCTTTTTATATGTATATGTTTCAAGCTTACTTCTAAACTTTATTCCATCATATATATTAGGAGTTGCATTCTTTACTTTTCCCTATTTCTTCTTCTGCTCCATAAATACATTCTTCAAATATTTTTATAATATCTCTATCTATTTGTAGTATTGTATCTGTTAGTTTACACACACCTACAGTAAGCATCACTACTATAATAGTAGTTAATAGGAATGGGATGCAAATTAGATTAGCTATAACTTCTCTAAAATCTTTCCAAAATGTTTTTAATTTATTTTTTAATGTTTTCATAAAGCCATTTCTTAATAGTTTCAAAATCATTTGCTTTAATAGCATCTGATACATCCTTCGCTTTGAACTTTTTGTGGATTAAAAGCCCTTCTAAGCCTGTTTTAAGGCTCATTTTACGAAGATATTTTACGCCAGCTTCGTCCCTATCGAACAATATAATAATACGCTTAAAACGCTTCTTAAGTTGTTCTAATACTTTATCAGGTAAAAAAGTTGACTCTGAAGAAGGAGATATTGCTGATATCCCCATTTCGTATAAACACATGACGTCTTTCATACTCTTTGTTATTATGAGTACATCACCAGTTTTAGGTAACTGTTTAAACCCCTGAATATCATTCTCTGTCAGGTTATTACGCCATTTTGTATATTTATCTGCTAAAGGTCTATAAATTTTAAAATGATTATATACCTTATAAGCATACATAGGATTAGTATCCTTGTAAATACCCTTTACAATACCATTACACAGGTAATATTTAATACTACTTACTCCAAATTTCTTTAAAGTATTAATACTAATATTAAACTGAGACCAGTAATTGATGTCTGTTAAAGTAAAGTCTTGTCTTACTACACCAATTACTGTCTCTGTTGACGGTATGTATTGCTTAGAGCTAACGAGTTGCGTATTATTAGTAATTTTAAGCTTATTAACTATATTATTAAGTATATCTGAATAATTAGTTAAACCGGTAAGTAATGAAACAAATTTAATTACATTACCACAATCGCCTGTACCATGATCTTTAAACATTAATTGTTTAGTAGTTCTACTATAGAAACATCCAAATGATGGATTTTTATCTTTTCTAAATGGACTATTATAGATCATACCTACTTTAAAATTACCAATATACGCTGCATATATATCATATTCTGTTACTTTAGATAATATATAATCTAGAGTAATATTCACTTCATCTTTTATATTTGTAGTGTCGTATAGCATATGATATAGATTTTAATTTGTGGAGTATTGCAGAGTCGAACTGCATCAATAGTCAACTATTTCTAGCTACCTTGTTTTACCATTAAAATAATACTCCTTTAAAACGTGAGTGCATGCTATTCCTATTCTATGAATTTTGATGCCTCCGTCACACCTCACATTCGGCGTATTACCGTCGATTGCTTCTTATCTCACATAGCGGCATGCTACTCACGTATCGCTATATTATGCCTAGCGTAGGCTGACTGGTTTAAAGACTATTAGAAAGGTAGATCACTACCAGTATTAGAATCTTCTGTAGAAATTGATTCTAACGGGTTCTCTTCTTTACTTTCCTTATCCGCAATTACAGGTCGAACGAACAAGTCAATATTCAACTCTGTAATCTTACTCTTCTGACCTTCAGGTAAATTCATAGGTTCGATAAAAGTAAACTTGCAATAAGTAGGCAAAGTAGTATAGCCTTTATTATTATAAACTATTTTTACTCTAAGTAAAATATCTTTATTTGCTGCATTAAGTAAGTTAACAACCCAGTTTGCAAATTCATTAAATGATGCACCTGCAAAAACAAGTACTTCTTTAGGATAGAAACATCCTAAAATCTGTAGAATACGCTTTACTTGTCTAGTAGCTCTAGCCTGATATTCTTCTTCAGACTCATTAGGTTTCTTAGTAGATTCCCATTCAGTATGAGTCATAGTCTGGTCATCTTTCTCGAATTTAAATTCAATAAAGATATTTCCATTAATAGACTTATCAACTCTAGCACTAACAAATTTCACATTTTCGTGAATACCTGCTTCTAAATACTTATTCTTACTCTCTTGTATCTGGTTTGCTAATTCTGTACTATAAATCATAATCTTAATTCTTTAAACTGATATAAAATACGGTTAAAGTTATTCAGGCAAATATATTTTGTCCCAATATACCTTGATATTATTATTATCATCACTTTCAGCAATGACAATGTTTTTACCTCTTAGATGCGGTGCTCTTGCTTCTCTTACGGAATTATCTCCTCCTTCAAAAGAAATATGAGTTTCATTTTTCTTTCTATATACATAGCCTACTGCATCAGCTTCGCCACATATAATATTAGCAAGTTTACCAACTAAATCTAGAGACATCTCAGATAATTCTTCACCTTCCTTATTAATCATCTTATCCTTAAGATGACCAATTAAGATAAAGTTATCACAAAGATCTCTGAACATATCTATGACTTTTCTTACAGCTTGCTGTAAATACATATATCCAGAACCATTAGGTAATGTTCTAACATCATTACCCTGGTAGTTCTTACCCATTGGAGTTTGACGATATAATGTAGCTGCATAACTTAGACATATTTCTTCGAGTCGAGATGCATTATCAAGAGTAATATACTTATACGGTTTCTTTCCTGTTGACTTAATTTCTTCTCTAATTGCATTTGCAATCTCTCCTAAATCTTTTACAGACCTAGCTTGTACTGCTAATGCTTCAAGGAATTCAGAGCCTCCTTCTAAGTCAATAATTAGGTTATTATCTAGCTTAGAAGCTAAAGTAGTCTTACCAGCCTTGGGCTTGCCAAAAATTATTAAAAATCTTGGATTTTCTACTTTAGCTTTTACTTTCTCTTTTGGTAATACAATCATAAAAAAGCTTTATTTTTGCATCCTTACTGAGAATCTTTGGTAATCACTGATAATATGGACAAATATTTTTTTAATATTTTTTAGAACAAACCACGATTTTTAATCTTAATCGTGATGTCAATAATAGTTTTCTTAGTTTTCGGTTTCAAATGATTCAATGAACCAGTTGCAATCGGGATAATTTCATAACCAATCTGTACGAAATTATCGAAAATCTTAATCGGTGTACCGAATTCATCTTCAAAGTCATAATCCTTCTTAAACGGATAATTCTTCTTTGCGTAGATATCAAGTGCATTTATTGCGCTGAAGAACTCTTTCTCCAAATCAAAGTTAATACTACCGTCAGCAAAACACTTAAACGGACAGTTTGCACATTCTTCTGGCATCCAGCCAATATTGTGAGTCTTACTTAAACCTAGAGTAATATAGTCACCAGCTCCAGCATATTCTACACCAAAATCACATTTAGGATAGTCGTAGTTGCTTTCTACTGTCAACCAGGGATAAGCATTAATAACTCGTTTCATCAACTTTTCTTTATAGATATCTGCACTATTGTTGTTTTTCGGTAACTTAAAAGTATATGTTTTCATAATTTTCAGCCTTTTTTAATTGTTATTACTAAACGAAATCTTCCTTGCTGGTTCTTCTTCTCGTATAGTCTCAATTAAATTATTGTATTTCAAATCATTATCAAACTCTAATATTGTACACTCTCCTGCATCTCTATTTTTAAGAATATGTAGGTAGACTTTGTTTTTTACTAGTAAACGATTTGGTCCATACTGTTGTATATTGAGTAATTCTGGTCTGTGAATACATATGACATAATCAGACGCATGAAATATAGTATCAGCAGAGGAGATGTCACTACGCATTGGATAATGCATAGAAGGGTTATTAATTCTTTCAGGATTTTCTATATTCCGATTCATCTGTGATAACTGAATTATAGTAGTATTAGGTAATTTCTTTACCTTAATAAACAGTTTCTGTAATTCGGAAATAACTTGCAAGGCACTTTCACGATTTTGACCTTCAACAAGAAGAGTATGATCAAGTATAATCACAAATTTCTTGTCTTTAGCTTTAGTTTCATAGAAGTAATTAATAGTAGAAGCTATATCTTCAACAGTACCAGGAGTATCTACATAATATATAGGATACGACTTTATTTGTTGAGAAGTTTGTTCAACTCTATCTAATAAATCATCTGTTAATTCATTATTAGCACTATATAGCTCAGCAGTAGTTTGCCTTAACTTACTACTTATTTTTCTACCTACTTGCCTAGATGAAAGCATCTCAAAACTAAAATTGAGTACTATAACATCCTGATTAGAATTTAAATCTATTAAATCAGTTTCAAGTGTATTCACAAATGAAGATTTACCACTACCAGATATACCTACTATAGTATATATCGTATTTGGTTCAATTCCTCCCATACAGGATTTATTAAACTTATTCCATCTTGTTCTTAGAGATTGAATTTCGTGGTTCTTTCTTTTACGAATATATTCTACTGCTTCATTTGTTGCAGTAGATATATGACGAAATGATAGTGTTTTAGATGACATCTGTTCCATAATTATAAGTATTAGGTTGATAATCATCTAATTTCATTTGTTCCTCAAAGGTTTCCCACTCATGTTGAGTGAGCCATTTCCACATAGTTTTCATATAACCCATCTTGCCTGTACGCATTTTATCATCTATTTCATATCTTAGACAATCCATAATGTGTTCATGCATTGCTTTAGATTTACCTACGATGCGGTTATACTCCTTTCTACATTTGTTTACATTAGCTCTTAAGAAACCTTTAGTTCCATCAGGGCGTATAACGTAAACTGGAAATTGGTCATAAAAAGTATCAAACATAGTTTTATCTTCTTTAAGAAGTTCATCTAGTTTTGATGTCTTACTTATGACTTGGTTATCAGTACTATTATTAATACTAATTAAACCTTGATTAGCTAACTCTTGTATTTCTTCTTCATTAACTAGGCTGAGAAGTTTCTGAATGTCTTGATTGATTACTTTGATATCACTCAATACAAGTGTTAGGAATACTAATTGATTAATAGATATGTTTGGTATTCTATCTAAGATAGAAGTGTCTATTTCTAAAATCATATTCTCATATATTATATGAGCATATAGTTCTTTGAAATTTATTTGGTAGCCTTTGTTAATCCCATAGGCTCAATTGTAATGGTTTTAACTCTCTGATTATCTTATAGGCTTCATATATATAATACCTATAATTAATCTTTCGTTCTTCAATTGGTTTATCATCAAATTTATTTAAAAGAGTAACACCAGATGCCGTTAGCATATTCTGATACTGTCTTGCAGAAGCCTTATATTTATGTTCTCCTACATATGGCTCAGTGTATGTTATAATTTCACCTTCTTTGTGCCCAGTATCTTTCCATTTCCATAAGTATCCACCATTAGTAGATGCGTAGAAACGATTAGTTCTTTGTTGCTCTTTATTCATGTATTCAACATGCCATTGTTTACCAGTCTTTTCAGACATTAAGAATTTACGTATATCTGTACATCCTTTTATAGTCTCTTCAACTGGTACTTTATCTACAAAGTATTTAATTATAGCTTCAGGTATTATCTTTGCAGATAAACCTTTACCTAATAATACTTCAGTAATAAACATTCCTTTTGTTTTAATTAAATTAGGATTCTTAGTCTTACCATATCCTTCTTTAACCGCAATATAATCATTAATTGCATATTGATACATAGCTTCAAAACGGTCCTCTTCTAGAGTAAGTCTAGTAAGTTGTTCCCATTCTCGACAAACCTTGTTGTAATTACTATAGTTATCTTTTTTACAAATTAAGAAAAGTCCATCAGTATTAGCTTGTACTATTCTACATCCTATTTGGACTAATTTTTCAGCTAACATTAAAAGTAAAAGTTGACCATTGATTCTAATTTTCATAACAGCCTCAGGGCTGTAACAGAAATTATGTTCATTTTGTAAGTTGCCTGATAACATTGTTGTTATCGTTAAGCTTTTTATCTTAACTTCTTATACTTATTATTAATATAAGATCCGCATATATTTTCATCTGTTCTAGATGTGAACCACTCTTGGAAATATTTTTGCTACTATAACGCTCAATTTCTATGCTGTACAGTGACTAACAGTTATTAGTTTACCTCGGTATTATCATTCCAGACTTCTACCGATTTTGGTTCATTCTTATCATCCATCCCTGGATGTAAGGGCTTGTTTATTAAACCGTTTAAGGCAAGCTTCAAAGTTTCATTTTTTACTTTATTACCGTTATGTTTAGCTTCTACTCGTTCTTCTTTAATTTGCTTATACACTTCTAGAAATTCAGGCCCTAAGTGTTTAGGATAAAATTTATATTCTATTAGCATACTCGGATATAGTGATGTTACATCACAGTCTATAAGTAATTCATCTTCTTTAGGAATAATGATTTCAGGATCATTCTTAGAATGAATTCCCCCTACTCCTACAGTATAGCGTAGATTATCAAATATGAAGTTATTTTCATAGCCTTTTCTACCTGGAGATACTACTTGATGTTTCATATCATCAAGTACATTCTTTAGTATCGGACTATCAAATTTTACAAATGGTAGTATTACATCTTTTAAAGGAATATAATCCATTGGAGATCTTAAATCTTTAATATCCCACCAGGTTAAACCTGTTTTCTCGAGATACTTTTGAGTTAAAATCTTCATTCCAATATTTACACCATCTTTGCTAAGTACTCTTACTCCATATTCATCCTCAATAGCTATACGTAAATCAATAGCTGTTTTACATCTATTTAAAAGCTCTGTAGTAGACTCAATATCATTTATATTATAGTCTATCATTTCGTCAAAATCTTCTAATGGAAGAGGCTTACTCCAATCACATACAAATTCTTGTACATTAGGATATTGCATAGTTACCTGAATTTCTTTCAAACCTACTCTAAGTTTATTAGAATATAGCATAGTAAGAATATCAAAAGTATCAAACCATATTTGATATTTCCAATGTTTCCAGGCATCTATGTTGTCCTCTTTAGATGTAGTAATAGTTTTACTTAGATTGAAGATAGAATTACATATAGTAGCTACATTATAGCTCATAAGTTTATCTTCATACTCTATAATATAATTTATTATAGGATTATCATAATGTAGATTATTATATCCACAAAAGATAATATCTGAGTTTATTACTAGTTCTGTTCCATAAAAGTCTCCCCATTTTATATAAGTATTGACTTGTTTAAAGAATTTAACTAATTCTCTTAGCTGATTCTTTCTTTCAGAGATTTCAAATTTATATATTTCTCCTGTTTCTGTATTTTTAACAGAACAATGAAAAATATTCTGAAATACCTCAATATCATATACATAGACCTTTTTGTCACGTATAATCATATTAATAATATTTAGTTAGATTCCGTAGTCAGACTCGAACTGACACAAATCACACAGACTTACATTTTGCTGCGGCTCTAACCTCTTCTTGAGCTATACGGAATTCCATAGATATTACGCTGCTATTTTATTAATAGTAGGTTTTATAAATTTTCTACAGTAAGCTCTATGGTCGCTTACTCTGTTTTTTCCTTTGCAACCTCCTACATGTTGCTTTCTGTTCTTATCTCTTCCTACATAGAATTGTAAGAATTTCAAGGGACGTTTAGGTTTCTCTAAACGAAACCTTGCTTCTTTTTGTTTCGCTAATTTCTTAGCTTTTAATTCTTTGATTCGTGCTTTTCTTTTTGCACGTAATTCTTTTAATCTTGGGCTTAACCAATCTTCAGGTTTTTTGTCCTTATTAGACTCTTTGTCTAACTTACTTTGAGCTAAACGTAAATCACGTTCAGTTTGTTTACCTTTATGTCTTATTCTTTTAGCTTCAGCTAATTTCCACTCTGTGTAATTCTGTTTTTCCATAATCTTGATAATTTAGAAAGTTAATTATTTAAAACCAATTTTGTTTCTATTTATGTCAATTTCTTTTTTTAAAGTATGAACTATAACTACGCTATTAGGATAAACTCTAATCTCTGTGTAATAATCGTTATCTCTCCAAAACAGAGCTTTTTGCACTCTATATTCAAATTTTGAATTACTTTCAAAGAAACCTTTTCTTAAATAGATGATTAATTGTTCTTCTTTTGAATGTTCTACTGTTACTTTATCCATTATGCTGCTAATAATGATTTACCGTCATAATAAATTATATTATTGTCTCCTTCAATGTCTTGTACAGTTATACCAGCAAATGAGGAATCATTACGATACTGTTTAGCTTCTTTAGCTGCTTTTTTCTTTGCCTCTTCTCTTGTAGAAGCTACAAAATAGTCAGTTTTAAAATCGTACGTACGTTTATCGTCGTCACTACGTCTACGATTTATTACATACTTAAATTTTCGCTCTTTAGGCTTCTCTTTAACAGCTAATTCAGCTGCTGTAAAGCCTTTTTGTTTACCAGCCTTAATAGGTAAAGGTTTATACTTTAAAGCCCCCATACGGGCTTCTTTTGCAGCCTTCTGTTGAGTAAACAGCTCTTTCCATTCTGCCTTAGAACGTTCTTTTGGCTTAGGAGATTTAGTGAATAAAGAATTCTTTACTATTCTAGTAAATTTCTTCTTTTCTTTACGTGTGTAGTGGATAGTTGGATCATAGCCTGCTTTCATAAGAATATTTTTTATTCGTTCTTTTTTAGACTGTTTAATAGCCTTATTCTCTTCTATAGCATTTTTTGCTATTTCAGTAGGCTGTTGTTTATTCTTAGAACTCCAGGAGTTCCAATTTACTGTTTTCCCATCTTTTACTTCAGTAACTAAAGACGGACCGATCTCGAAATCTCTAGTAGTTTCTGCTGGACAATATTTCTTAACATATTTTCCGTTTATTACTATTCTAGGATAATTACGCTTTTTAGCTTTAGCTGATCGTTTAGCATTTCTTACTGTCTGTTTCTTTACTCTATATTGTTTATTCTTTTTCATAATTTTGATAATTTTAAAGGGTTAATACTAAGAAAGGGAAGGGGAAGTTACTCCCCTAAGCCTTTCTACAATAGTTATGAATATATAAAATAATATCTTTAGTCTTACATTTTTCTTAAGCCGCAATAGATAGAGGAGCTTCTTCAAGGCTTAATTCAGCCTTGTTATTAAACTCTTCAATCTCTTTGTTAAGTTTGTTAATCTCTAACTGAAGTTTATTCTTCAGATTGTTAATATAGTCTGAGGTCAATTCTTCAGTTGTATTAAGGTTTTTCTTTCCTTTTGAGCGCTTAAGCTTAGGATCTAAGGTCTTAATTTTACTCAAATGGAATAACTGTTCCTGCTTTTCACTTAAAGTAAATATAGCAAGATAGTTATTTGTTGTAGGCAATTCTGAGAACTTCTTATAACCCATATTGATACACTGTAAATACAGTTTCAACAGGATACGTTCATCAGCCTTAGCTTGGATTTCATTAAGTAACTGTTTCAAGTCAAAATTACGAGTAGCACCCTTAGGGATGATATTCTCGTTCTTAATAATATTCCAATATTTAGTAATTTCATTACTAAGTTCTTTACGATGTGTAATAATATATTTAGATGTAATTGATTTCATGTTCAAGTTGATTTTTTAAAGTTAATACTTGACCAAATTACGTCTACTAGTTGTAGTGCTGGTGAGACTCGAACTCACAACTCTCAACTTAGAAGGTTGATGTTCTATCCAGTTGAACTACAGCACTATATTTAAACAGGGCCAATTCACCCTGTGAAAATATGTTGTTTTATTATAATATTCCAATTCAAATACTATACTTGTTTAACCTTGCCTAATCGTACTGGTACGACTACGCCTGGTCTTATTTCAATACCAGCAAACCCAAATATGTTGTCAGAGACAACAAGTTTGCCGGTTAGACCTTTCTCTTTTGCGAATTTTTCAATAGCTTCTTTATTGATATACTTTGAGTGCAGCTCTCCGCTCGAAGCATTCCTCATACTATCAAATAAAATATCTACAACACAATCGAGATCTTTGTTTTTAATTGCTTCCTTCAGTAATGCTTGTGTAATACCGTCAAAAGCTACATCGTTTCTAGTTCCTCCAGAACCAGTTATTGCATCTGCAATACGTATTGCTACATCTAAAAGACTTACCGATTCATAAGTATTTAAAAGCCGTTGCCACCATAAAGGCCCTTTGCCATAGTAAAAGAAGACCTGACCATCCTCTCTTACAGATACTGCATTAGGTGTTACTTTAGTGCTTCCGTCCCAACTCTGAACTTTAGCTAGTATAGTAGGCTCGACGCAAATAAGTAGTCGCAGAAGCTCTATTCTTACTTTAGAAATTCTGCTCATAGTATTGCTTATTCAGTAGTTTCTTCAAGATTTACCTGAAGTGTTACTTCTGTTTCGTCAGTAACTACACCACACTGCCGTTGATATTCCAACTGCATACGGTCAGACTGATCCATCATATCACGTACAGTCTCACTGAGTCGAATGAACTTGCGAGACAAATCCTCATAGAAGTTGAGGATACCCTTGTTATGTATCTTCAACATATCGTTCAGCATAGGCAATTCCTCTGCTGCAAAGAACATTGGTTTACTGTTCTTCTTACCAATACGTTCGATACATTCAGCTACGCTCTTCCGGTCAGCCTTACTGAAATCAGGCTTGACTAACGGGAATACAAGATTCGGATCGTTGTCATCCGGATTCAACATGATTTTCGGTTCACCATCTAAGTCCTTAGCGATGAACTTGACATCTAAAATGTCAATGGCCTTAACGATGAATACATTTACTTCTTTCCGTAAAGTATTCTTGTCATTGAGCACATCTTCCTTCCATTTAAGGTCAGGATTCGTTGCTACCACAGTATAGATTTGTTCACCAAAGAACCGTCCATACTCTTTTGCAGTTGCCCGATAACGAGCCATAACTTGAGCAGCAGTGCTCTGTGTTCCTACTAATGCACCAATAGAAGATGCTACATTATTTTTATCCATAAGAATGTTTCCTTTCTGAGTCCGTGCTTGATTTCACCAATACGAAACTCTCTTAATTTTTAATTAATACTTTGTTAATGCTCTCCACCTTTTGATTATTTATATACTAAAGTATGCATCCTATATCATACCGCTTTACTAAGCTTTGAAATTTTAGTAGTGAAGTCAATCACATAATCTACTTGGCTTACTTTGAAAATAAATTGAAATAATTTATGAGAAATACTCTGAGAGTTACTTCTGATAATACTTTGGTAATATAAGTTTATCGTACTCCAACGGATAAGATTCAATTTATACGATGCTTACCGCACCCATCACCCTACTTTATATCATGTTCTCTTGCATAAGTATTGTACAAGCATAATATATCGAACTCTTTCATCAGCAACTGGTATGCCTAGGAGTAATTAAGGATTACAACATTCTAAGCGAATGAGGGTCGTTTCTGTCGAGAAACGTTACTAAAACACTACAAGCTGCCTAATTTTTCAAGACACCCACTTGACCTCTCGGATTTCTTATTTATACTACACGAATACGAGGATTTCCACCTCTCATCAGCATCATAAATACCGGTACTATCTCCGCTATTGCATGAGAAACCTGAGTATATAGACAGTATACTCTTATATTTATTACTTTAAATCTGAATCAGCGTTCTTCATACATACTAAGTTGCAATTAGTACTTTACGAAGTGTCAATGTCAGCGATAACGGTTGGTAGTCGGGGTGGCGACCTGTCTACTCACACTACTCTTACGAATGGTAGTCTCAGCGTTTACAGTTCCATTGAACTTCCCATTTTATTAAAGATTAAACAATTAAAGCTCATTTATTCATAGCTGGCTTTATTCAGCGTAGATACATTAGTAAATACAGCATAACATCTTATACTCATAACCTAATGACATAGTCTTCTGTATCTCCTTAGTTTTAAATACGACTATTAATAACAACAATTCTGGCGTGAACTGCATTATATTAAGAAGAAGTTTACATATCTTGAAACTTATAAGCTCTGCCGTTTTTTAATAGGTGTTTTCTCTGCATCACCTTAGTCTTATTTTTACCACATAATATGACTTGCTAAAGGTCACTGTATCTAGAATCAGGGTTATAGCGCCCTCAAACCGCTCGACGAGTCTGTTGCTCCGTAATCATTCCTCATTCAATTATACTCACACGAACGACCAAGCACGTGAGTCACTTTAGACTTGAAAGACTGTATCAATCTCATATACATCACTCCTACTTCATCCTTGGAACATTGCGTATCCACCTTCACGAGGACCTTATTTACCATAAGGCACAGAATTGGCTTCTGCTCCACGATAATCAGTCAAGTTTACATAGTGTGTACCATAACACGGTTATCCTTACATTAGTATCAGTAATTTACTACCTTCATAAGTACAAGTTCCAATATCCACAATTGCATATTGCATCACAGTTGATGTGTACTGAACACTATAGTTAGCAATGCTATTTTTCCTTTCTGGGTGCATAGTTGCACTTTTGTTGACCGATTTTGGAGACCGGTGATCGCGTTATATGCTGTCTCTTTTTTTCCATGAGTTGGCTGCTTTCTTTAGGCGAAACTAACCTTGCCTCTCGGCTTTACTTATTCTTTCCAAAGGAATAAGTCAGGAACCGTATTGCTCCTGTTTCAGCGTCGTGTTTATACTCCTATTTGATTCTGATTTTGATAACCTAAAACGAGTAATTATAGAGGATTTCGTTCCCCTTGCTTTAATTTATAACTCTGCATTAGCGGTACTGTTTGCAGTAATTAAGAGTCTTTAGTATTCACCAATACGGTTCTCAATACCTAATGAGGATTAAGCACTCTGATCCCCTGCTATCCGTTTTTCAGACGTTTTAGCCTAATATCCTACCTTTTGAGTGATCTCACTGTTTTAGCAGCTAACATATTCTCGGATTCTGTACTTTTTCGGGCCAGTAGAAATGACTACAGCTCCCTAACGGGCGCGACTGATATTCTTTTATATCTTTCCGCATGACTTCCCTGGAGTGATTTACGCTATAGTTTTACTCCTCTCGAACTATGACATAATTATAGGTTTTTTAAGTGGTTATTGTCATCAACTATTTTCCACTGAGCTTTTCTCTTCAGCTAATTTTTTTTCATTCTGTTCTGGTTCTAACATAGTAATTTTACCTGTACTCAGGCAGATTGTTGCAACAATCTTCTTACCTTTACAAATATCTACGAATTTGTTTTTTACATCACTACTACTGATGTAATCAACTGGTTCCATGATGCTTGCGTTAAATCCATCCAAACATTTACAAGCATTACTTACAGACAAACGTAAGTACTTTTCAGTATATAAGCAATTAGCTATACTATCTTTAGTCTGATTATTAATAATATCAGACTGGTCTCCTTCTACTATGAAGTAAGAAGATTGAGATAAGATAGAACTAAGTTTACACCTTGCTTCTTTCATATCCTTAATGATACGAGATAATCGTATCATTTGTTTTAGTATAACTAGATTACTTACCATGAGAATTTACTTTAGATAATGGGGAAATAGATTTAACACTGTCTGGCATAGTACCTACAGATTTAATGTAGGGATATCCAGAAGCTACTTCTTTTTCTATTGTTTTAGTTCTCCACTTAACTATTGGTTTAGGTTCACCAATAGTCTTTACATTCACAATTGCGTCTGTTGTTCCTTTCGCGGATACTTCTAATGTAGATAGGTCTACTTCGACATCTATCTTATCGACAGACTTACTCTCTTCACTATTAACTATAGGAAATTTTGGCATTTCTATAGGTGAAGGAATTACAGGTGCTGCCTGTACTACTGTGACTGTCTGTCGCAGTCCAAAGCCAATTATGCAACTGGCGATGAACATGCCGACAGCCGTAATAAATCTAAAATTCATATTGATTATGCTATTTTAGAGAATGGTTAGTCTTTATACCCTATGAATTGTAAAAACTTACGCCACATGCTTAATTTTTTTTTCATCGGCGGGTTTTTCTTCCTTCTTTTCTGGGTATTCCTTCTCTACTGGAGAAGTTATTGATGACTGGCAGTACGCAGCAAGACGAGAAGCTGGGTCACGATACAGATTGATAATCTGACCAACTTTCAGACGAAGTTCATCAGGTGTCGGGCTTTCATCTTTACTGAAGAAGTTAGTCTTAATAGAACCTAATACCATTCGAGCAATCTTTCGATCATTCTCAAGCTGGTTCTTCTTAGATTCTTCTACTCCTTCGAGATTGATTCCCCAATCTGCAAACAACTTATCAATATACTCCTCGCCTAAGTTCGAGATAATGGCTGAAATAGCCTTATCTGACTCTGGCGTGAGTTCTTTATTATCCTTCTGTTTCAGACGGAAATTCTCGTTGATAAGAGCGCGTACAGTTTCTGCAACTTGTTCTTCACTCCATCCAGCTTTCGTCAAATGGTTGTGAAGTACTGAGTGTGCCATACACGGGGAGCCAGTCTGTGAAGTATACACATATACTGAGCTTCCTAATCCCTTAAGTAAACTAACAGGGTTGATACGGCTGAATATTTCATTCATCCAATCACCTACTGTCATCTCATCTAATGCTAACTTCTTGTCAGCGTTAGTTTCCTTAAGGCCGCGTAAAGTACGATACCATTCTACGGTGTTAACAATGTTTGTTGCTACATTTCTCTCTTTGTTGATGAGGTAAGTTAACGCTTCGTCAATTTCCTCATCTGTTGTGATCTTATTCGGATCAAGCTCCGGTACTTTGGTAACGGTCTTACCAGCATCTTTTGCTAGTTCTTCTGGAATCTCTGACTTGTTAAAGTCAATAGCCAGTTGACCATCATCACTACCTGGTAATGCTTTAGCTAGAGCTAGTTTAATACCTAGCATTTCAGCCATACCTTGCAACGGCATGAGTTGATTTGCATCAATCATCAGTTGCAATTCACCACGTTCGCCACGGTTGAATAAGTCTTGGCGAATATCGACAAGGGCAAGCAGACTCACTACATCAATCGTACGATTGATGTCTGCGTATACTTCAGGATAGCGTTTGGCAAGTTCTTCGTTGTTAGCGTAACGCTGTTGCATTACAAATGCTAACATAGCCTTTCCATCTACCGATGAAGCTGTTGAACCTACAGGAATACCTGCACCGGTTATTTCACCTACAAGCGATGTTGCGCGCTTGATAGCCTTTTCTTCAGGAGATACTTTCGGTTTGTCTTCTGTAACTTCTTCAGGAATGATAGTAGGAGTTTTGTCTTTCTTCTGCTTTTGGGTGCCGGACTTCTGCTCTTTCTTCTGTTCCTTCTGTTCTTTCGTCTCTCCTTTCTGGTCTTTATTGGTTACTGTCTGTGCAGCTACTTGAGGCTTCTTTTCCTCTTTCTTGTTCTCCTTTGTTTCAACTTTCTCAGCTGTCTGCTGAGCATTCTTATTATTTTCTTTTGCTTCTGCTTTTGCAGCTGCTTTAGCTGCTTTTAATGCTGCCTTTCTTTCAGCCTTAGACATTTCTTTTTGTGCCATAATTCTTGATAAATTTTTTGGTGGTTAATAATAATTTTTTACTTTCAGTCGATAGAATATTTAAAGAGGTCAACTATCATCCTCTATTGCTGGTGAGTCACGCCCGTTAGTATAGATATTACTAATCAATGCGTCTGATAACTTTACTTTAAGTTCTGACATGTTACTCACAACCCCAGATAGGCAATCGGTAGTACCTTCTGTCACTGTACACACTAAGCTTTGTGTGCATGTAGAATTGAAGTCATCAACGGTATTGACTAGCTGAGTAATGGAAGTAGTATGATTGACCTTCTTAGAGGTTTCTATTACTTCCTTACTCAACATACCTACTAACAAGCCAGCTACGATGCAGGAGATATAAATCCACCACATCTTGTCACTGCGAAATCCTCTCGCAAAGACAAATGCTACTAATAGTAGCACAATAATCCAAATTGCTGACATGTTTGTAAATTTTTAGTTTAACAATTGTTTTAATTTCTCTCTAGCTTTATTAAGCTGAGATTTTACTTGGCTCTCTGAGAGACCCAATTGTTCAGAAATCTGTTTGTAAGACATATTCTGAACAGTACGTAGTTCGAGTATATATCGGTACTTATAACGAAGTCTATTGAAGGCATTTGTTAATCTGGCATCTGTTTCATTGAAGATATAGTTATCTTCAGGTGAGTAGTCGGCCGAACTTCTCAATTGAACAGTACTAGTGTCATCATCCAGCCAATAGTTTGCATTCTCCTTTTTAGTACGTCTAATATAATCAATACTACTATTTATAGCTATTGTTTTTAACCACATCTCAAATGAAATGTTGTTAATATAACTATCTAGCTTAGAAAAAGCTTTGGTAAAAGTAACAGATAATAAATCATCTGCTGCATCTTTATTATTTACAATACGATATATAGTACTGTATATAATTCGATTATACTTTTCATAAAGCTTTGTGAAGGCACTTTGTTTGCCTTCTTTCGCCTGTTTGATCAGATCGAAAAGCTGTTGTCTTTCTTCATCTGTCATAATTACGGGCTTTAGTGTGGGTTATAGTCAACCCAATGACTATAACCCTAGAAAGGTAATTGCAATATATATCTGCAATACCACTCATTCCATTCATCATAGAACTTACGGAAAGTATCCCATATACATTCCATGAACTCAATCTTCAAATCACGAGTAAGTACTTCAATAGGTAATTTGTTTACCATACCACAGACTATTCTTATTCTTACTTCAAGAGTAGTTTTAGAAGCTATGCCTATTTGCTGTAGTATTTGAGTATCATACCATGCTAGTACTTTAGATAATGTTTGTTTTTTGAAGAATTTGTGGAATTCTGTTTCTCTTATTTCCTTGTTTTGTATTCTTAAAAATACATACCAGGATGGTCTCCAATTTATCTGATTATATCTTATTGGACATTTATTCAGATAAGTATAAACAGTAATACTATTTACGACCATTGCGACGTACACTATTAGCTATTCTAAGTAATAATACGTTTATTTGCGCTAGGCTCCAGTCTGTTACACTTAGAATATAAGCTTTTGTAGCTTCAATTCCTCTGCCGTTTATAGACATATCGCTTATATAGCGCTCTGTAAATGCTTTCATCATATCATTACTGATATCTGGCATTTTTGTACCACGAATAGATTGCCTATAAGGTGGTAATGGGCATACTTCTGAGTATTCATGCTCGAAGAACAAGAATGCATCTGGATTATTACATACATTTTGTATTTCAATTGAGTCCTCAGATAATATTGTAAACTTACCTCTTTGAACAAGGTCATTCATAAGTAATGCAGAAGTAATTCTTAAACACGGTACTTCTCCTACTATATTGGCTAACAATTCATAGTTTTCTCCAATAATACGGTAGATTCCAGGATGGTTTAGTTTCATGACTTTTTGTTTATTTCTTTTTGAAAGTTATTTACTACTCCTGATATTGCAGACATACTTAGGTCTGGATATTTATCTAAGAGTTTACTTATCGCTTCAGATTCTGAGCGAGATTGATTAAGAATACTGATAAATTCAGTACGTTCGGCTTTAGAGTCAAACCATGCAAAGTATCTTATACGCATTGTTGTTGATAGTTTCTTGCTTTTTTTTCAAGTTCTCGAAATTTTGTCTCGTCTTCAGGAGTTAAATTACTTGCATCTATAAGATGAATAATTTCAGTGCCTCTTGTTTCCCAAAAGAAGAATATATTTCTTACTTTAGAAATTCCTTCTTTATAGTGATACTTATTCTTGTAACACTGCGGTACTACAGAGTTGATACGTTGTACCAATTTCTCTTTCATTCTTAATTCCTTACTAGCCTTGTCTAGAGGTTCAGGAAGTTTTTCTCTGATAAATTTTATTAATCCCATTTCAAATTAATATTTATTGATTAAACTTAATTTAATTTGTAGTAAGTAGGTGACTCGAACACCTTATCTCTTAGTAATATCTAAGGCTTCACTACCATGCAAAGCTTACTTACTCCAGCTTTCTACGACATTAGCTTAGCCGTTAGATTACTTACGCTACTAAGCGAGTGTAATCTGTTACATAACTTGTATTGCCAGTTATCTGCTTATTGCCCTATTCTATTTCCTCTTTGTCGCTGTCAAAACCATTATGCCCCAGGGTGCCGTTATACGATACGGTCAAACGGCAGCTAACGATTCTTTACTGCAACCGTGCAGGACAATCCGTTACTAGACTGGTTATATGTACACGTACATTTTCAGTTTGTTCTAGTTATTTTATTCAACTGCAAAGGGCGTGGAGCATAGGGGAGTCGAACCCCTGTCCAAACGATGATTTATAGACCTAACAGTCAATTAGTTTATAAGATTAATTAAAGTATAACTCACGTGCAGAATTAAGCCATCCTTCCAGCTTTATTATTTAACACTGTTCACAGCACTCTCTACAGGTAGGCCTTCGTTATGTTATACAATACTCCTGCTATTTTTATAATTAATCTTATTAGTGGATATGTAGCCGACCAAAGCTACATATCCTATGGTCTTGAGAATGGTTAGTTCTCTTTATTACTGATCTTGATGATACTCGAATAATGATATATGACGAAACATATATGATACAAGATACACATTATTCAGTCTGATTTGATATCTCGACTAAAGCAGTTCAGTACTATTACTAATACGGGACAATCTTATTGTCGCGATCTCAGACATATGATCAGTAGTACACAATAATTCCACACTAATGATACAAAGATACGTAGTATGACCTGTTAATTCAGGTCTATGTGTCGTTCAATATACTTTCGGCCCGTAGGGCGCTATAGATATTCCTCCATAAACACTAAACTTGTTTAGATACAAAGATACTCAAGTTTGGAATCTCTTTTATTTTAGTTTTTTAGCCTGATTAACCGTTACGGCGGGGAATCAAACTATTCCAGCGATAAGACCAGGAATTGGGGAAGATTTCGTCAAGCTCGTTTTGAGACTTGTCGATATCTTTGTCAATATCAATGAGATCCTTGTCAAACTGCTTCTTCAGTGCCGGAGCTTCATCATTCCAGGCCGTAACTGGCTTCTTACCACTCTTCACTTCTTCTGCGAGATTGTGCAAGTCCTTCATATAGGTCTTCATTCTCTGGTTCACGCGGTTACTACGGCGTAACTGCAATGCTGCGGACTTCTCAGTGTATTCACACTTTTGAACCACGTCGATGAGTTCGTTCGTAAGTTTTTCCTTACGGCGCTCGGCAATCTTTTCAGCTGCTTTCTTTACTACGTCATCGGTTACTTTGTTCGCGTTAGAGATAGACTCTTGAATGTCATCACTCTCGTTGTTTACATCAAAGATGTTCAATTTGTTTTCTTCTGCCATTTTGATAAATTTTTAAATGTTTGATACTATAGTTATTAATCACGAAATAATTTCTATGAAATTACATTTTTTAAAATATCTTTCTCTAGCTTCATATACTGCTACAGTGATATTTATAGGATAAACTTCTATCGGCCTATATTTCTGTTTCTCACACCAATACATTGCTGCTTCAGTTGTAAGCTTCCCAAAGTAAGCTACAGCTCTAATTCTTTCTTGAATATTCTCAGTAGATTTTATTTTTACTAAGGGATTGTTTTACCTACCCATTGTGTATAGATTCTCTACGTTCTATGTTCAGCCTAATTTTGCGTTGGCGATAACTTTCTCTCTCACCTGCTTTTATAAGCTTACGATTACCGTATGATTCTTTACGCTTGTTAGTATTCTGTGATATCAATATAAGATATCTACTAACACGTTTTTCTTCTGCTTTCAACTCATTTTTGAGTTTATTAGCAGCTTCTTCACATACTTCTATGTAGTCCTGTCTAGAATTCTTCTCTAGTTTCTCTAGTCTAATAAATTCCTCTAGGACTTTTATTCTTTTAGTCTTACTCATTTTTGATAATTTTAAGATTAAAAAAGAACTATCTTGCTTATTCGTATATCTTATTCGCAAGTAACCCATATCCTTCTTCTGACCTAAGCATTATGCTTGGTTGACCGTTGTATAGTCCATTGTACTCTTGAATAGCAGTTTAGCACTACTAAACTTCCATTAGGGTTTTGGTTATAAATAGTTCTAGGTTGACTGAAATCCACCATACTAACAATTTAAATTAGTAATATATAACAGCGGGCGGATACTCTGGCGGAATATCCTCCTTGGACTGTTCAGGTTGCATTCTGAGTTTACACTCATGAGTACATTCACTACAGTTGATTTTATTATCAAGTGTAGGACATTCATTAGATATGGTCATTAACTCATTATAGCGTTTATATGCTATGTTTTCAAAAGTATTTAACCATTCTTTTTTAATCACTTCTCCTATTTCCATGACTTTTTACGATTGTAAGGCTCCATTTTCTTATGCTTAGGCTTCTTTTTGAAGTCTTTTTGTTGCCTTTCGTAATCTTTTTCTGTTCTTGCCATATTAGTATAGTTTAAGAATAGAATTAAGTTCTCTTAGTATTTCTGGAAGTTTTGACAAACCGTAATCATGTAATATTAGCTTTACTTTACTGTTTGTATTTTCTGGAGTATTGATAATGATACGTAATGCTTTAGTTGTAATTTTATCTTCTTCATTAAGAAGATATTTTAATAAATCCTTACGAAATACTTCTTCATTCATTAATGATGGTGTGCCAATTTCATTAATGATATTACTACAAAGTTCACTTACAATTTTTACATTGGGTGTTAGAGAAGCTTTATCAGTATTTGTCGTAGGAGTCATTACTATTTTTTGTAGTAAAGCTTCAGATACTTCTTTATCGTCTAATATAGCAGCAGATATATCTTCAATCTTTGTACTAGTATTGTTAAAAACTAATTCTGCCATTTTTCTGATAATTTCATCATAATTCTTCTCAGGAGCTTCTCCATGGAAGGTAATAATAATTGCTTTCATTTTACTTTGATAGTTAATTAATAGTTATTTTAACTGTTATTGTATATTCATCTAATTCAGCATGAATAGCATCAGTAGGTAATTTACTGATAATAGGTAGTGGTGGATCTACCTTAATATTCATATCTGGATGAGATTTACATAAAGTTCTTGCTTTACTTAAAGGTATACCTAATATCTTAGTACACGCAAGTAAGTTTGCAAGATAGTGGTCTGTACCGAATTTTATTTCAGTGAGTTTACGACCTTCTTCTACTTTAATACGAGGCATTAGTTCCCTCCTTTGTTAATTTCTTTTTCATATTACTTAATGTTTTAAATTGTTAATATTATTGACGACGACCAGGATACTCTGGATTTTGTTTTAAGTTAGTATCAACTAGAAATTAAAAACATAGCTTATGTTCGTTCTTTCTTAGAATAAATAGTATCTATTCTAATCACATTTGTTAATAATAAGATAACAACACTTTGTTTCTATGACTCTCTCTATAGTTTTAACTCATAAGCAGGATTGCTGTCAAACTTTCCTTATTGGAGTACCTGATTTTAACGTCTGCACGATTATAAACACAAATACGAGTATCTCGGATATTACCCACTATTGCCGTATTCAAGGGAATAATATACGATATGCATTTACTTACGCCCCACAGGTTTGTCATCTTCTGAGGACGTATACTATATCTTCACAGACTGAGTATACTTTTAACTTAAAAATAGAAGGAATTATAACTAAAATCACAAAGCGAGGTTTATTACTTTATTCTCTCTTTACGAAAGTAGTATCTTTAGTATTGTCATAAGTGTTAGACAATTTATCTAATGAGTCTTTATAGTGTTGACTTCTAGCTCCACTCATTACTTTGTTATAAGTACTTCTGTTCGATTCATATATAGTTACGATGTCACTATTAGACAATGAAGTTCCATGTTGCCTTAGTATATCTATTAAGACAACGTCTGGCATTGTAAGAAATACACTGTCTATGTGCATGTAACGTTTTGTGTCTTCTCGAAACTGAAGAACTTCCTGTATTGTAGGTACAGCTTCAGTATAAATTGTGTCAACACAAACTTGTTCTACATTATCCTTTTCAGGATTGATGAGATTGTCAACCTTATCGTGACAGATAAAGGTTAGTGCGCTAGCAACTAACATTCCTAATAGAATTAGGATTGTTGCTAAACTCCAGGCTATTGCTGAGCCTCTTCCTCTTGGAGAATTTTGTAATTCATTTTCCATTTTTTGATAAATGTTTTAATAGTTAATAAATATGAGAACTTAATCTATACCAAATATATATTTCATATACAATGGTTTAAATGTTTTAGCTGCGTATTCTGCTGCATCTCTGTTAATGAATTGTAGATGATTACCGACATCAGCATAGGCAGAACTAACGCCAAGGTTAGAATCCAGATTGAATAAACCTGCATAAGAACCTTTTTCAATTTTATCCCAATCAATATACCACCAACTGTACCATGTTTCGATTGGTTTGTTTTGTTGGTAGACTGATATCCACGGTTTGTTTCCATTAGCATTAAAGTTAATTGCTTCAGTGATATT